TTCGGTTTCTTTTTCTTTCTTCATATTTTATAAATTTTTTTTTTTTTTTAGAACAAATTTCAGAAAAGGGGACCAAGGGGAGCTGGCTCCAGTGGGGGGAGCCATACCTAGACGTACATGGGGGGGAAAACCCGGATAATACCGGAATGACCATTTACGACCAATACCGGGTGATACCGGAACACAACGGGATGCAATGTACAATTGCATATGGCCCATGACTGGCAAATCACCTTGCAAATTACCGTGCGGCGTGGTATGAAATTGCATGGGCGCGGAATGGAGGAATGGATAATGGATAAAATCTGCCAACGACATGGAAAAGACTGCAGGGCGGTTGCTTTAGTACAGGAAAACCTGCGAACGTTCAGGGAACAAGATGAGCTGAAGGACTGGTTCGACGTGCAGGATAGGTTTATCCTCAATGGGGATGAATTTAACTACGGAAACTAGGTTAGACAATTTCTAGGGCGGGGGAGAATTCGCCCTAGTGATGGTTTAATCAAGGAGAGAAAAGATGGAAGATATAACAATCTTGTTCAATTTAAAAGGGGAGCTAGCTAGTGTGTACGCAGCAAGACCTGAAGATGTGGCAAGAAAATTCGGATGGGAGTTGGCTTGGGATGTATGTGAGTCAAGCGGCGTGTTCAATTCAAAACGCGGAGTGAGGGCATTTTCTTTCATCCTAGCTGAAATGGAGGAACTCTAAGGAAACCGATGCACAGGGCTAATATGGCCCGTTCACGACGGAAACAACCCATACCAGCACTCAAGGAACCCGCACAATGTTCATTGAACTGATCAGCACCTATTTCAACGAGGTCACAATGACCTTCTACGCTATGGAGGATTGCTTGCGCACGGCAATCTATCTCGAGTATCTGTCCGACGGACATGATACATTCATCTGTGTCACCAACCTTTAAGGAGAACAACATGACACCCCACGCGGAACTGACTAAAATCCAGTACGCCTGCCAGACCAGCCTGACCTGCAACGGCAAGTTGAACATGCACAACCGCAAACCATACCGCACGGCGGCGCAACAGAAAGTCGCGAAAAAAGCGGCCAAGCAGGGCAAGGATGGAGTATGGCGCGCACCAGTGCCGCTGTCCTACCACCCGAAACCAGCGCAAAAGAAATAGCTCAATCGCCGGGGGTTAATCACAGCCCTCGGCCTTTAGTCTTGTCAAGGGTAGGAGATGCCTACCTTTCACTTAGCTAAAGGAGAGATAGATGCAGAAGGCAAAAATCAATCGCCTCAATCGCGATCGACCCGGCGGACATTCTAGCTGGGACTCACCTGTTTACGAAAAGATCACAGGATACCGCGAGCATCACACCGGGAACGGCCGGGCGTTCTGCAAACGGCGAGTGAATAAGCAACGCAGGCGGCAAGCCAAGCGAATCACAGCTGCCGCAATAGCGCAATACAACGAAGAACATGAAGCAGCTGTTTTAGAGCAAAAGCTGCGGGAAGAGTTTTTCGAAGAATGGCTGAAAGAAGAGATCCGCTTGTACAAAGAACTTGATGAAGAGTTCTTTGTAGAAAAACAGCTAAACGAAGAGTCCTACATGGACGATTACTACATGGAGTACTACTAATGAAACACATCCACACACTGGGGATTGAGTTCCTCTTAATCATCGCCTTCTTCGTCTGGGTTATCACAGGCGGATTTTGGGAAACCATCGCCATTCTGGCGATATTTGCGGGAGCACTGTGATGGAAACCGGAACCCTCAAGGAACTGAACGTGAAGCCGGGGGACGTGGTCGAGTGCGTGTCTCTCGGTCGTAACGGAAGCAATCACTACGTCACGGTTGGCAAGCGGTACACTATCAATCCCAACAGAAGCTACACGGATGACGGAGGCGAAATCAACTTCGGCTTCTCGGAAGCTTTCCGCATCATATCCCGCGCCTCTGACACCCCCAAGACATGGGGCGACATGACCGACGCCGAGAAGGGCGCGCTGCTGCTGGCGGCGCATGAGGGGAAGGTGATTGAGCAACACCAAAACCCGTCTGCCGGATTGCCAGGCGGCTGGTTTTTTCGCGCGAGGCCTACATGGATGCCTAACGGAGCCTACCGCGTCCGCCCCGAGCCTGTACGGGAGACGGTGACGCTGTACGGCAGAGCCACAGAACCCAACAGCTGGGCCATTACGGCAGCACAGTGGGATAACGACACCCACCGCATCACCTTCACCACCGAGAACGGCAAGCCCGACTGCACCAAGTGCCCGACCTGCGGCACGGCTAAGCACGTCGATATGGAGGAAATATAATGTTCCCATACTACATCTTCTTCTCAGCCTTCATCGTCGCGGGAGTTATCCTCGCGCTAATCGCAGGATGAAATGATGGCAGCCTATGTAAAACAAGGCGATTCAATCGTTCTGATGCTGAGTGTCGGTGAGGCAATGGCGCTGCTCGATGCGGCCATACACGCTGACGAAAGCGGTTATTTCAAGAACCAGAACAACAGCCCCGCACAGGCCCGGAAGCGAGCAACAAAGGCGCTTGAGGTGGCTTGCGAGCGTGGGTCGCGCAGTGGGGCACGGATCGAATGACTGACCACGAACACTCCGACGACAACCGCGCCCTTGCCGACACCTCCGCGCTGGACGAGGCGCTAGCCGCCGAGCGGGAGAAGTATCGTGCGGTCATTGAAAATCTGATCGGCCACGTTGAAGGGCAGGTAGAAGAAGGTTGCCCGGCCTGCGGCGGGGATTGTTCGTCGGCAAATCCACCTGTTTCGTTTTGCCCGGTCAGAATCATGATGGACGACATTTCCGAGGCACGCGCCGCCATCCGCAAGGGAGACCAATCATGACCGATACCGTTGACCTGAAAATCCCGAAAGACCCCTCGGTGCGGGCGCTGTGTCAAGACCTATACAAAATGCGGGAAGGTCTGGCCGCGATGGGTCTGCAAGCATTCATCCTCGATCAGGTGAGCGACAAGCTGAAAGAACTTGCTCTGGAGGTGGAACGGGTTCGCTCTGACCGTTCTTACGTCATTGGCCACAATGATGGTTGGGACGCAGCACTGGCAACCGGCCTGCCGCAAACTGGAGACCAAGCATGACCGATACAAGTACAGTCACCGTGAAGCCGTGCCCGTTCTGCGGAAGCACCAATGTTAAAACGGCGTATGTTCGCGACGGCAGGAAGGCGCACTGCTTTGACTGTTTCGCAAGCGGTCGGCCTGAATTTCACGGGCCTAAGGATATGCCGAGCGCCGACGAACGGGCCATAGCGGCATGGAACACCCGCGCCGACGAGGACGACGAACTGAACGCCATCGCGGATGAACGCGCAGACGGTCCGTTTATTCCAATCAAGGGAAATGCATTATGACCTGGGCCCTATCTCAATCCGGTCCCTTGGCTGATCCAGCCAAATGCCCCCAACACGGCTACGCAGGCATGTTCTGCAAAAATGGCTACATCATCCCCTGTGAGACCCTTCACGGCAGGGAGATGTGTCTTTCCTTCATCGCCTGCACCCCGAATGAATACATGCCGTGCGAGATTCCCATTCCACCGCAGGTTCCCCTTCCCTCAACCGGCCTAATGCTAGGCTTTGCCTTGCTGGTCCTACTAACCCTCAAAAGGAGTCGCCCCTAAATGCCAATGTCCAAGAAACTCTACAACTACACCGATGTTCATCAGGTGCTAGTCGCCGCGATGAATGCCGGAGGTGGTTCGTACATCCTGGCCGACCATAACAAAGCAAAGTATTGGCGCATTCGAGCCCGGCACTATTGCAATCTTCTAGCCGAGAATGGAAATTTCATCTTCACCGACCTGGACTTCGATGTGAAAGAGGACGCCAAAGCAGTCGATATTTTCTTCCGTGCGCCGAAGGGAAAACTGGTCGACAACGAGGGCCTCGAGATCGAACCGGACAAATCCGTCCCAACAGACCTCGTACCAAAAGAGGGCACTCTGAACAAACCCGGCACAGCCGACATGATACCAACGTCCCCAGAGGAAGAAGAAGCCCTCGCATTTGCGCGGCGGATTAAATCTGGGGATATCTTTGATGATTGAGGCCGCTATCGCAATTGCGCTGTCAATCATCTCCTTCACCTTCTTCGTTCTAATCATCCACACCATTGGAGCCATCCTATGAAAGTAAAACGCGCAGATGATTTCCTAATCAGTTTCAACATGATGACTGACAAGTTCCGTGCCCAACACAGGGAAACGGGGAAACTCCTCCACCAGTCCGGCACTTGCCTAACCAGCGATCCAACATATTCGTGGTTCGGAACAGCCGAGCAGATACATTGCCTTATCGGCCCACTCTGGCGCAATGAATACAAACTCGTCCCCCGCCGCGCCTATTCCAAGAAAAACTCCGAACGCTTCGCCAACAACCTCGAGGAGATCAACCTACTATGGTAGCCAAGAAACCAACCACCATAAATGGAGTTACCTACCCCAGCCGCGCGGAAGCTGCCAAAGCACTGGGCCTTAAACCCGACAGTATCCGCGAGTCAATCCGTCTCGGGCGCCTTTCCCGCACAGGGACAAAGGAGAAATTCCGCCCGATTAAACTGAAAGGAGAAACCTACCCCTCAATTGCCGCAGCCGCACGCGAGCTAAATCTACCCGTCCGCCAGATTTACATTCTAGCGAAAAATGGCCAAGCAACTTTCATCGAAAACTAAGGAGCCTACTCCAATGGAATACCCTAAATCCTACACAAAGTACCTCGCCACCCTGCCTTACGCTCCCAGCGAGGAACAAACTGCAATCGTCAACCACGCCCTTCGCGAGGATGGTAACATGGCGATCGGCGCTCTCGCAGGTGCGGCCAAAACGAGCACTCTGAAACTCCTGGCACATGCCTTGCCGCAGACCAACATCATCTGCCTTGCCTTCAACAAATCAATCGCCAATGAGATGAAGGCCGAGCTTCCTTCCAACTGCACAAGCATGACGCTTAATTCCCTCGGCCATCGTGCTTGGGGTGGGTACCTCGGCACCCGGCTTAAACTCAACGACAAGAAAAATTATCAAATCCTAGTAGACCTTCTCGAGAAAGAGTTCTCCCGCGCCGAGGCAGAGGAACTGCGTGAGGAGTTTGCCTATCTCCTCCAATGCGCCAACCACGCAAAGTCCGCTGGCCACCTGCCCGATCGGTTCTTTGAGGAAATCTCCGTTATGCACAACTGCAAACGTCTCATGACGGACGAGGAGCTAATCGCTTCCCTCGACGAGAAGGTATCCCACACCTTCACCGAGGCACTAATCATGCTCCTCAATCGCTCAGCCTTTAGGGCCATGGAAGGCACAATCGACTTCGGAGATCAAATCCTTTTCCCCAGCTTGTTCAAGTGCCGCTATCCCATCTTCACCCTCATCCTCGTCGACGAGGCGCAGGACCTGTCCCCCCTCAACCACGAGATGCTGGATCAACTTTATCGGCGCAGGATGATCGCGGTTGGTGACTCGAACCAAGCCATCTACGCCTTCCGAGGTGCCTTTGAGGACGGCATGGACCAGCTTATCTCCCGCTTCGACATGAAGGAATTTTCCCTCAGCACCACCTTCCGCTGCCCGGAGATGATCGTAAAGCATGTTCATTGGAAAACGCCTCACATGCGCTGGTTCCCGTCCAACACAGAAGGGGCGATCGAGCACAAAGCCGGCTGGACTACCGACGATCTCCCCCGAGAGTGTGCCATCCTTTGCCGCAACAACGCTCCGTTGTTTTCCCTCGCCATTAAGCTCCTTCGCCAGCATCGCTACGCGAAACTTTGGGCCAACGACATTGCGGCAGGCTTGCTCAAAACTATGAAAGACTTAGGCGGTCGCAGCTCTCTTCAAGAAACCGCCCTTGCCGCACTGGTTGAATGGCGAGACAAGAAACTGAAAAAGGCCAAAAAGAAAGGCCCGGTCCTCGACCAATACGAGTGCATCAAAATGTTCCTCGAAGAAAACCGCACCCTGGGCGAGGCCATGGACTACGCACAAAACCTCTTCACCAACACAGGCACTATCAACCTACTCACCTGCCACAAATCCAAAGGGCACGAGTTCAACGAAGTATTCATCCTCGACGAGTTCCTCATGTCCGACGAGGGCCAGGACCCCAACCTCCGCTACGTCGCCTGTACCCGAACGAAACGGAACCTCACCTATCTCGAAACCAGCAATTTCATCCAAGGAGAAGAATGATGGAAGATGTAATCGACAGCAGAAATGCAATCTTAGACGAGATGCCGAAATCCAACCGGCTAGCTGAAATAGTGGATCGTATCCAATCAATGACAGATCACATGGAAGGACTAAACAACCGATTTGATATTGTTACATCTCGTGTTGTAAACTTCAGTCCGCCTGAGGAAGCGGCAAATAGTGTAGAGAATTTTGCGCATATGATCGGGTTGGTTCACATGAAACTCGACCAGATGGAGAAACAAATAACTACCTATAGAGAACTCCTTGAGTCAGTCGAAGACCTTTGATCCAGCTATGGTATGGTTCGTTCACACCGGAAACGGACCATACCACCCATACCAAAACTGAAAAAACCCCTTGCAACCCGGCGGCATATACCATATATCCGATGTATGCCGGATGATCGGCACCACGGGTTTACATTAACTAACCACCCACAACACAGGAGCCAATCATGGCAGACATGAAAGACATCACAATCCAAGGCGTTGTTTTCTCGGTAATGCAGCCCTATTCCGAGGGCCACCCCATTACTGAAGCCGAGGCCAAAGCCCTCAACCAGGTTCGCGCCGAGAACATCCGCAACAACATGGCGAGCAAGGTCAAGGCCGAGCAGGAAAAGCTCATGGTCGAAGGCCCCGAGGGCAAGAAAGTTATGCCAGAGGGCGCGGAACTCGACTCGGCCACCCTGTCCGAACTGGCCGCTGTGGTCAAAGCCTATGACGAGGACTATATCTTCACCCTCGCTTCCGCAGGTGGCGGCGCACGCCCGAAAGACCCGATCGAGGCCGAGGCCATCAAACTCGCCAAAGCCGCAGTCGCCGGTATGCTCAAGAAAAAAGGCGTTACCGTCAAGGCATACACCGAGACCGACGAGGGCAAGGAGAAGTACGAGAACGCCGTTGCCAAACTGGCCGACTCGAAAGACTATCAGGACGCGGCGAAGAAAGCTGTCAACGCCCGCAACAAGCTGTCCGAGGCTGGCACCGAAGAATTGGCGCTGTAAGGAGTCCTCCCCTACACGCCATAGAGAGGGGCGATTGCCCGGCAGAACTTTCGCCCCTCTCGATCTCCCCAGCCCGGTCCCTTGAGACTCTCCTTTCCTCCCCCGGGCTGGGGAACCCTTCTAGGAAAACCCAATGAAAAAGCCTGAGCTCATCGGATTGCTTATGAAAGCAGCTGGTTCCCAAATCGGCATAGCTGTTTCCACAAACGATCCCGACAGGCTGCGCCAAAAGCTCTACGCGCTAAAGAAAACTGACCCAACATTTGCCAACCTTAGCCTGATAATCTCAAAGCAAAACCCCGACAAAGAGCTTTTCATCGCCAAGAAAGCGGAGAGCTAACCCATGGCCCTATCCAAAGACGTAGACCTCGTTAAGAAAACAATGAATTTCCGCGAGGGGGACTTTGAAAAAGTTGCTGAGCTATTCCCAAGCAAGCACCCCAGCGTAATGGTCCGCACTATCCTATCTGCCTTCGTGGATAAACATTACAAAGAGGCCAAGCCGCCCCCGACGAAAGAGGAGATTGATCTTTGAGTCGTGATGTAAAAATCTTAAAAACTAGTTTGGCTTTGATAAAAACAATCAGAGACCTAGAGAAACTAAAAGAGGAGAGAAAATGTCTGAACAAACAACGTCGCCAGTTGAAGAAGAAGCTACAACTATTGCAGAACTCTTCGCCCGTGATCCGCACGAGCATACCAAGCAGTCATTGGCCCAGTTGGTCTCCGAGCTCCGCAAACGCCGAGCCCGCTTCAAAGTCGGGGACAAAACAGCCGGATCAGCAAAAGCGCCGAGCAAAACAGCCGCGAAACAATCCGCCGCAATGAGCATCAACAAAGACCTACTCAACGACCTCGACCTATAGGAGCATCATAGCTCTGCATATTGCAGCTTGACCGCTGCGGAAACCCAGCATCGAATAAGGAGAGCGATGATGAGTGAGCTTCTATCCTTCAACGAGGAGGGCGTCCAGTTCGCATGGGACGCCACCTCCATTTCCAACTACGCAAAGTGCCCTAGGTACTACCAGTTGGTAAACCTCGAAGGCTGGCAGCCGGTAGAAAAGTCTGTCCACCTGCTTTTCGGTGGCTGGTACGCAAAGGCGCTGGAGGATTATTTCGTCCTTCGCGCAGCTGACTGGTCCCACGACGACGCAATCATTGAGATTGTCCGCCGAACCCTTATCGCCACCTGGGATAAAGAGACCGGCAAACCTTGGGAGTCCCTTCACAACACCAAGACCCGCGAGACTCTGATCCGCTCGATCGTTTGGTACTTCGAGGAATTTGGCGAGGATGATCCAACCCAGGTAGTCCATCTAAAGGACGGAACCCCGGCAGTTGAGCTGTCCTTCTCCATCCCCCTCACAGATGAGATCGTCTATTGCGGCCACATCGACCGTCTGGTAAAATTCGGTGAAGAAGTCTATGCGATGGACCAGAAAACCTCTGGCGCAACCATCTCGAAAAACTTCTTCAACAACTTCAACCCAGACTATCAGATGTCCGGCTACACTTTCGCGGGCCGCATCATGTTCGAGCAAAAAGTCTCCGGCGTTATTATCGACGCAGTTCAAATCGCGGTTGGCTTTTCTGAGTACACCCGAGGCTTCGTCCACAAACCGGAGCCCCTTCTGGAGGAGTGGAGAGAAGATGTCATTGCGCTTATTGAGCGTGCTCAGCAGGATACCGCTCGGAATAGTTTCACCCCCAATTATACCGCCTGTGATAAATATGGAGGCTGTCAATTCCGCAAGGTATGCTCTCGCATCCCGGAACATCGCAAGCGCGCACTCGACGCAGACTTCAAGCAAGCCCCTCGCTGGGACCCACTCAAGCAACGGTAAGGAGAGACCGATGAAACATGTGTTTAAAATCTATCGCGACGACGAAGAAGTACTCCGCGCACTGGAAGCACGGGAGAAACTCCAGAAGGAACTCAACGAGCATGACAAGACTTTGCAAAAGTTCTTCGAGGACTCGCCGGAGTTTCGCGTGGCAAAATCCGCTGTGCAAAGCGGCCGCTACAACGCAGTCCCTACCATCCACATCAGCCGTGCCCAAAACACCGCCATTGCCGAGGTGCATTTCGACTGGCCCGATCGCGAGAACCCTACCGGACGCAGGTCCCCTCGCATAATGCTGGAGAGCACCGTCACCAACACCTTGCTCAACGGGAAAATTCTTTCCGACGAGCAGAAACAGAAGCTGGTCAAGATCATCACCAACGGATTGCTGGAGGAGCCCCATGGGAAAGCCGATGAACAAAGCGCAGCGGAAGGCAGCGGAGAATAATTTCCGCATCTTTCGCGCACGAGGGGCGATAGCTTTTTTCGTCACCCTTCAGTATGTGCCCAGGACTAACACGCGGGTTACTGACTTAGCCTATGAGCTAGAGCAAAAAACCCGCGCACTTGTGCAACTCCTAAAGGAACAAAAAGATGGCACGTAAGATAGAAATAACATTCGAGATGCTCGCCGCTCTTTGTGAGGTAAACGGATACCTTCGTGGCCTTTCAAACAATCCCGACATAAAAGAGCTCCCTAGCCCGTCAACCCTCACCGAGCTAACCCGACTTAAAAACGATATTGGAAAGGCACTCACCGATGGCCAAAGCCAGTGAACAAATTGCGGACCCATACTTCCGCACCCTGCTCGTTGGAGACAGTGGCACCGGGAAAACTGGCGCGCTGCTCTCCCTCATCGAGGCCGGATATGAAATCCGTATGCTCGACATGGACGGTGGCGCCGCTTCCCTCGTCCAGCTTATCAAACACCATTGCCCGGAGCGCCTGAACCAGTTCGACTACATCGTCCTTCGCGACGAGTTCCAGTCCCATCCGTCGAAAGGGCTCTCCCTCAAAGGCCCGGCCCGCGCTTATCCCCAGGCCATTAAATTCCTCGGCAAGTGGGACGATGGCTCAACTCCATCCGAGTGGGGCGAGAACACTGTGTTCGTCTTGGACACGCTAACCACCTTCGGTCGCGCAGCGTTCCTTTGGGCGCAGTCTTTACAGCCAGCTGCCAAAGACCCGCGCCAGTGGTATGGTGCCGCACAAGACTCCATCAAGACTGTCCTCGACCTTCTTACCTCAGTCAACTTCCAGGCGCATGTTATCGTATCATCTCACTTGCAGCTCATTGAACCTGAAAACGGCCGGATGTTCCAACAGGTAACCGCAATCGGTAAAGCCCTGGGCGGAGATATTCCCAAGGTGTTCAACAACCTGCTACTTGCCTCCAAAACTGGCAGTGGTGAGAATATCAAACGTGTGATCGAGACCGTACCAAACCCCATGCTCGATGTGAAAACCGTCGCCCCATGGCTCTTTGAGAAGAAACTTCCCCTCGAGACCGGCCTCGCCACAATCTTCGCCAAGTACAAGGAAACCCTCTAATGCTAACCCTCGTAGCCGACACGGAGACCACCGGCCTCCCGCCGAAAGGCATAACAGACATTACTCTCATGCCCTGGGTAATCCAGATCGCTGGCATTCTATTCGACAACCAGCGCCCGGTCGGCCATGTTTCCTGCATGATGGAGCCAGCCACCGCAACCGCCGCCGGAGTAATTCCCAATGAAAAATTCTGGATCGACAACAAACTCACCCGAGCAGATATTGAACACTGCTGGTTCTCCACCTCCATCGGTATCAAAATCTTCCACCAGTACGCTCGTATTGCAGATCGAGTTGTATTCCACAATGCGCGCTACGACACTCCACGCATTTCTGATACCATCACCCGAGTCGGCGGCGAGCTTTCCATGTGGAACAGCAAACCGAAATTCTGCACCATGCTTTCACTTGAGCCCGTGATGAAACTTCCTGGGAAGTTCCCTGGCAAATACAAGTGGCCCAATCTCGACGAGGCTTACCGAGCCTACGTTGACCCAGATGGGTTCGAGGACGCCCACGACGCTATGGCTGACGTACAAGCCTGCGCCAAAGTCCTGTTCGCTATAGAGGACAAGGGCATCCCCCTCGTTCAGATTTAACCAACCGAAAATCCAAAGGAGATAAACATGGATTTTTCTGCAGCACTCGACCAAAAAGTTGAAGAAGTCGAAAAGCCGCTCGACCCGCCGCAAGGCACATACTGCTTCGCAGTTTCCAAGGTTCCGGTGATTTCTCGCACCAAGAAAGGTGACTGGGATATTGTCGAGTTTCCCGTGACCGGCGTTCATGCCGAGGCAGATGTTGACGAAGATCAACTCGAAGCATTCGGCGGCGCAACCAAAGTCAAGAGCCGGGTTAGCTTTATGTTCCCGACTGACGAGGACGCCGACAATGACCGCGCCAAATCTATGGCGAACATGCGGAAGTTTATGGAGCGTACGCTTCGCGTGGAGCTGGAAGAGGACATGACCATCCGTCAGATGCTCGACGCCTCGGCCAACCACCAGTTCCTCGCCCAGGTTGAGTGGACCCCGAAGGAGAATGATCCCGAGGAAAACTTCATCAACCTCCGCAACTGGGCACCTTTGGACTAACCTCCCTTGTCCATCATTGCTTAATAGGGAGGGGGCTTCGGTCCCCTCTCTCCATTTCTAGGATTAAAATCAAATGACCGTCAAACTCGTGCCCATCGACTCCATCACCATCAACCGCAACGAGCGACAGCGGCGCGACCTCGGCGACCTGACTTCGCTTCAAACATCCCTGTCTCTCATCGGCCAGCTTAACCCCATCACAGTAACATCCGACTTGATCCTAACCGCAGGCGAACGTCGCTATACCGCCGCGACGAACCTAGGCTGGGACACAATCCTTGTCCATATCCGCGACGAAGAGCCTACCGAAACCCAGCGGCTTATCGAGCTGGAAGAAAACCTTGAGCGTTCCGAGCTTGAGTGGAAAGACCAAGCCATGGCTTTCCTCGACCTCCACACAATTCTTTCCGAGCGTAATGAGCGTTGGTCGCTCGATCGAACCGCAACCTGGATGGGTAAATCTAAAGCCTACGTAAGCAAACAGATCACCCTTGCCACCGCCTTAGCTGAAGGCGATGCTTTCGTGTGCGCAGCCGATCGCTCCAGCGTGGCCTATAATTATCTCGTCCGCAAATTGGAAAGGGAACAAGCTGATGACGAAGACAAGCTCGCAGACATGCTCGGAATTGGTACGCCTGCTAAAGCAACGCCACAAACATCAGCCGATCATAATCCTGGACGAATCGACGGACTTTCCGAGGGAAGAGTGGACGATCAACTGGAGCCCGACAGAGCCGATCTTGGGGGAGACGATCTCAGTGGGGAACTGGACCTTTCACTCCCCGAGCCCGAACATCCCTTTATCAATGCGGATTTCTCCGCTTGGCACCCCACCTACACAGGTCCTAAGTTTAACTTTATCCACTGTGACTTCCCCTATGGCATCGACGTGGAGAAACACCACGGTTCCGGCAGCAGCTTCGAGGGCTACGCCGACAGCCGAGATGTATACTTCAACCTTCTTGAAGAATTATCTGCCTTCACCGAAACCCACGTTTCCCCTTCCGCCCATCTTCTCTTCTGGTACGCCTTCCGCTACCACGGGGAAACTGTGGATGCGCTGGAACGTATGGGATGGAAAGTCCAGGAGCGGCCACTCATCTGGTATAGATCGGACAACTCAGGAGTCCTTCCCGACCCCAAGCGAGGCCCCCGATGGGTTTACGAAACTGCACTCATGGCTACCCGAGGTGATCGCCCAGTTGTACAAGCTGTCTCAAACCTAATCCCCTTCCCTAACCAAAAGTCAATCCACAAATCCGAGAAGCCCGTAAACATGCTCCACCATTTCTTCCGCATGTTCGTGGACAGCTCCACCGTGATGATTGATCCCACCGCAGGTTCCGGCAACGCGGTCGCCACTTGCGAGCACATGGGCGCCAAGTCCGCACTCGGCATCGAGATGAATAAAGATTTCTACGAGGCGGCGATCGCGCAATACCTGAAAGACAAAGCAATGTTCCGGAAATTTGGAGACTAGGTATGGCTTGTTCACACGGCGAACGACCCATACGGCACTCGGTTGTCGTTGTTGGCGCGTTCATGTCTAAGAAAGAATATGGCGGCGATGGAGTCTGGACCGACGGTAACGCATGGTCATTTAAGCAGGCGCTGCGCAAAGCAGGTATCGACCCTGAGGACTGCTTCTTCACCAACGTGTTCCTCAACGAACCCGAGGGTTACTTCAGCGTCGATAGTTTCTTCGGCAAGAAAACCGAGGGAGTCCCCCATCTCAAGCCAGTCAAGAAAGGCATGTACCTCCGCAAGCAGTACCACCCCGAACTCCTTCGCCTTTGGGCTCAGATAAACCACCACAACCCAAACCTCATCATCGCCTGCGGGGACATTCCCCTTTGGGCCTGCGCAACCGGGGAGAACTCCATTGACTCAGCACGCGGACGAACCACCGAGGGCAACTCCGCAATCGAAGGGCGCAAAGTCCTCCCAGTCTACCCAACCCAATCAATCCGAGGAAACCTCGCAAACGAATTTATCCAACAGGCAGATCTTAAAAAAGCTGCGCGGGAAGCAGTTTCCCCGACGCTTACGCGACCCCTCAGATACCTTCACATCAAACCCACGCTGGACGACCTGGAAGATTTCTACCAAACCTACATCCTTCCCAGCCCTTGGCTTTCCTCTGACATCGAGACCAAAGGAGATGTAATCACCTGCATATCCTTCGCGCCCAGCGAGGACCGCGCCTTGATCGTACCCTTCTATTGCGAGTCCTCCCCTGACGGAAACTATTGGCCGGATCAAATATCTGAAGTAAAGGCTTGGCAATTTTGCAAAAAGGTGCTATCTTCTGGAAAGCGCGTTGCCGGGCAAAACTATCAATTCGACATGCAGCATGAACTCGTCTCAATGGGTATCCCTAACCCAGACTTTTCCGACGACACTATGTTACTGCATCATGTCCTTCAGCCTGAATTAAAGAAAGGCCTCGGCTTCCTCGCCTCGGTGTACACCGATGAGAACCAGTGGAAAGGTATGCACAAAGTGAGCAAGACAGATAAGACAGCCAAGAAGGGAGATGATGAATGACCCACAACCCAGCATCCAATCGTCGCAAGATCGGCGTCCTCATATCCCGCCCCGTCCAGGACCACGAGAGTGAAACAAAAGAAATCGGCCAGTTCACTCTCGACGTGATCGTGTCGAATAAAATGTTCCTCGCCTCCGGCGACAAGAAAGGTTTTGCTAAATCAGCAATCGCCATGCACCTCGCTTCTGCCCTTCACGATCTACAAATGCCAGCGGAATATTTCGCCTTCATCCCTGAGGTTGACATTGCCAAAGCATTCGGCTGGCCCGACATCATGCCCATGGGAGTTACAAGATGATCTACCTCGCCACACCCTATTCCCATCCAGACCCGGACATTGTACAAGGCCGCTACCGCAAAGCGCAGTATCTAACCGCTTGGCTTATCGCCCGAGGCCATCATGTCTTTTCTCCCATCTGCCACTGCCATGAACTCGTCCCCATTGCAGACCTCGGCTCCGACGCCGCCTTCTGGAAAGAGTACAACCAAGCCATGATCCGCCGCGCGGACAGGATGTTCGTCGGTTGCCTCTCAGGCTGGAAGGACTCCATCGGCGTCCGTATGGAAATTTCCCTCGCCCAGCAACTCGGCATCCCCGTTGAGTACTTCGACGAGAAAGGCTTACCAATTCTTGGAGAACCTCGCTGATGCAAATCCTTGATACCCACAACTATATCCGCGAGGACCAACTCCTATCCCTTTCCCCGGACGAGGCCTATTGGTTCTATTCCGGCATGGACAGCTGCATCACCGAGGAAATTCGCCACAAACTTCTCGCCCAGCTGGATGAAGTAACCCGCCCTATGTACGAGCATACCATCCGTATGCAAGCCCCGATCATGGACATGATGCTACGCGGCATCCGAGTCGACGAGAACAACCGCCGCGATGCAATCAAAACAGCTGAGGCTGAACTCGAAGAACTTGAGTCCGACTTCACCCAGCTTTGTGTCGACGGTCTCGGCACATCTGCCATGATTAACCCAGGTTCCCACGTCCAGGTAAAGGAGCTATTCTATGACATCCTCGGACTCAAAGAAATCAAAAAGCGAAACAGCAACGGCGTCTTTGCCCGTGCAAGTGACCGCGACACTCTCGAGAAACTCAACCAATATTTTATCGCTCAGCCTTTCGTTTCGTACATTCTCGCAATTCGAGACAAACGTAAAACACTTGGCTTCCTTAAAACTCCAGCTGACACCGACGGGAGAATTCGCTGTAGTTTCTCCCTCGCTGGTACTAAAACCGGCAGACTTAATTCATCTTTTTCCGACTTCGGAACAGGAACAAATCTGCAAAATGTTGACAAAAACCTCCGTTATATCTTCGTCGCCGACCCAGGAAAAATCTTCGTCAACATCGACCTTGAGCAAGCCGACTCCCGCAACGTCGGAGCTCTTTGCTGGGATTTGTTCGTGGACTCGCACGGCGAAGAATTTGCTGGTTCGTACCTGGACGCATGTGAGTCCGGTGATCTGCACACCACAGTTTGCCGCATGGCTTGGACTGATCTCCCTTGGGGGGATGATCCTAATGGTTTCAGAAATGTCGCAGACGCTATTGCGTATCGCACTTATTCTTACCGAGATATGAGTAAGAAGCTCGGCCACGGTAGTAACTACTATGGCCAGCCTCCCACTATGGCGATGCATACAAAGCTACCTGTGGTGGAAATAGCTGGCTTCCAGTCTCGTTACTTCGGAGCCTTCCCGTGCATTCCTGAATGGCACAAATGGACGATCAATGAGGTTCAAACCAAGCGAGTCCTCACACATCTGTTCGGGCGTCGGAGAACCTTCTTCGACGATGTTACCGCGCAGTCAACCCTCAACGCCGCCATCGCTTATTCCCCTCAAGGAATGACCGGAGAAGAAATCAACCGAGGTATCCTTAATCTTTTCGCGGACCCTGTGTTTGAGCTAATGGTCCAGGTCCATGACTCCATTCTATTCCAAGTCCCGCGCGATCAGGTAAACGAACTCGTACCCCGCGCCTTGGAGTTAATGAAAGCAGTCCTCATCCTCAAGAAAGGTCGGGAATTTTACGTACCCCTCGAGGCCCAGACCGGCTACAACTGGGGTTATAAATCCGAGGACAATCCCTATGGCCTCACCACCTTCAAGGGCGAGGAAACCCGCCGCCCTCCCTTAATCCCGATGAAAAAGCGGGTCGGACTACTGGATATGTAATGACAAGAAAACTGGACAACTGGATTGATGGGTTCATGTCCTATACTAAGGACCTCCCATCGCCAGACCTATTCAAAAAATGGTGCGCAATATCCGCAGTCGCAGGGGCAATGGAGAGGAAGTGCTGGATCAGGACAATGGGGAGCAAACTCTATCCGAGTATGTATATCATTCTCGTCGCCCCTCCAGGTGTCGGCAAGACAGTTGTATCCTCCCTTGTCCGCAATATGTGGCTTGAGCTCGAAGGCCAGCATGTGGCTAATTCATCGGTAAGTAAAGCCAGCCTAATCGACGACCTTCGCGATGCTACTAGGGAAATCATGCGCCCAGGTGAGGACCCCTCGATCGTCCGCTTCAACTCCCTCAAAGTTGCGGCGAACGAGCTTGGGGTACTCATCCCAGCCTATGACAACGAGTTCATGAACGTCCTTACAGACATATACGACGGCCATGGCTATTCCGAGAGAAGGAGAACCAAAGACCTCCAGTTCAACCTCAACGCCCCGCAGTTCCACCTACTCGCCGCCACCACTCCCAGCTACCTCAACAATATCCTACCCGAGGGCGCATGGGATCAAGGCTTCTTGTCCAGGACTATGCTGGTCTATTCCGGCGTCCGCACTCTCGTCGATCCTTTCGCGGATACCCGCAATTCCGATATCAACGACAAAGACCTGCGTTCCGATCTAAAGAAAATTGGCGAGGCCTATGGGGAGTACAAATTCACCGACGAGTCAAAAGCCATGATAACAAAATGGCATATGGAGAACGGCCCACCAACACCTGAGCACCCTAAACTCCACCACTACCTAACCCGGCGCACCCAGCACTTGCTTAAACTCTGCATGGTCGCCGCAGCTGCAACATCCAGCAAGAAGGTAATCGAGATAGATCATGTCCAACTCGCCCTTGACTGGCTCATCGAAGTCGAGCACTTCATCCCAGATATTTTCAAATCAATGTCAATGGGAGGGGATAGCAAAGCCATCGAGGAGACATGGTACTTTGTGTACAAAACCTACACCACGAGTAAAGATAAAGACCCTGTACCTGCCGCACGGGTCTTTAGGTTTCTTCAGGAACGAGTACCCGCACACGCGGTCGAGCACATCATTGGCATCATGGTAAAGGCAGGGCTCCTAAAGGAAAAGCAGGTCAACAAAATCGGGGTCTGCTATATCCCAATGGAGAAAGGAGTCTAGCGTTTAACCAGCTTCACCGCTTGGATAAACGTGGCTCCGCCGAAATAAAACATAACCATAGTGGTTTGAAGCTGGAGCAGTTCAACGGACAATGGGTCCGTACTGCCCAGCGCAAACACCTTATCCCAAATAACCAGTTTGCAATTGTATATAATAAACGGCATAACCCAAAGCGCCTGAACATAGGAAGTTATTCTTCCACCCAGCGCCCGGTTAGCTTGCTCCGCTTCCAGTTCTTTCATTCGAACCTCGGCCGCAATCCTCGCCTCGTTCGTTTGCGCATTCAGCCAATCTTGCCTAGCCCCGCGAATTTGCTCCGCGAGGCCATTGGTGAATAGGCCAAGGATGGCCCGGATCATGACGCCAACCATGCGAGGATGGCCTTGCGCCCGGCGCTATACAAATACCACGCAAGCGCCCCAAGCGCCACGATAGCGCCCGACACGGCCTCGAGGACAAGCGGATCGACCGCCATATCCCGCGCCACATCCTCCGGCATCCACCCGCCCCGCACAAGCCAACCGGCGAGGATCATCAATCCATACCGCACAAACGGCGTCCATTTTGCTACCTTCATATCAGCCTCCTATCTTATCCCAAAGCCACGCAATCAACGCGCCAATGCCAGCGGCAACTGCTGCAATGAGCGAAGTGTTTCCAGTTTTCTTGGTTTCCTTTTCCTCGATCTGTCCCATATCCGGGCGCACAAAACTGTCAGCATCTTCCAGCGAAGTCTCATTAACCTCGTTCACCCGACGCTGCCAGCCCCTGCCAAAGTGTTCCCAATCTTTCAGGCCCATCAGGAATTCCATCCGATCCTGATTCAGCTCATTAATCAAGTTCACCGCATTGCGGGCGCGTACCGCTGCCAGTGTCTTTGGCCCGATCTTCCCGTCTTGCTTAACTCCCACAATCTTTTGCAGGAACTTTGCCGATCGGCTCGGACCTGAATTAACCGCGAAATCAGCCACAGTATAATCCAGCCCAAGCGGCAGCATATCCGCCAGCACCGCATCCCAGTACTGCCGCTTGTAAACCACAACCGCCTGTTCCGTCCGAAGATTCTTTAAATCCTCAATACCCCCATCAGGCTTGATGTACCGACGGAACGTGGCCAGGGTGATCCCTTTATTTGTCGGCCCACCTTTGTCATTCGGGTTATTTACATAACCGCCCTCATGCTTTAGTATCCTCGGGATACAGACTTCCGCTCTTGTATTCATCAGTTTTCCCTTTCCAGAATTGTAAATGGTATTTCAGGCGAAATTGCCGGGGGTACACTAGGACAATCTGGGTAGGTTATCCTATTCCAGCCTAATCCATGCCCCGGCAGTACTCCATCATCTGCAGGTATTTGCACAGTATATTTCAGCGATTGTGGCCGAGGTCGCGCATCTAGCCCCACACCCCGTCCGTTATCATCCAGCACCGATACGTTAGTAAACCGATGCAACCGCCCCCCGCCATTGCGGAAGAACAGCTCAACTTCCGGCTTACCACAACCATCACGCAGTTTGATAAAAGACCAAACCACCTCAATCGTACCACCGGGCGGTCCGTCCTCAATCGTACTCCCGTAAAGCGTAAACTCCAATACCGGCGAGGCATCCGCTTCCCGACTGAGTTCTAACTTTCGTATCCGTTCCGCAGTCGAGGCCATAGTTTCCGATATGCTTTTCTGAGCAGCACTGACTTGTGCCAGGGTTTCCGCAGTCGTAACTTGCGCCTTTGCGCTTTGCGTCAGTGCGTTTCGGAATTCATTTATCGACCGAGTATTTGCCGCGATATTTTCCGACATGGTTTTATTGCTATCTTCGAGTATAGCCAGCACCCAGTTTTTCGCATGTGGCGCAGCTATAAACCAGATCAATGAACATATACCACTGATCCCTACGATAACGGGAATCAGCCTTGTCAGAAATTCCAACCCACGTTCCTTTTTGCTCATGTCAGATTTCCTCAATTATCAAACTCGAACCAGTCAAGTTCCACCTTGAAGGACGTTGCAGCATCCTCCACCCCATCACAGACCACCCGGATAATATCTCCGGCCGCAAACTTGTTAACTTCTAGCTCCGCATGTTCCGAGCCGTAGAAATCCAAATCATACAAGCTACCTGTCCGATCAACCGTGGCGTCCAGCAGCTTAGTCGAACCACCTCCGTTCGTCTTATAAAGCGTAAAGGTAGAGTCCGACGTACCGCCACCACCTGCCGAGGTAAGAACCACAGTAACCCCGGTGATCCAGCCTTGACGCTTCGCAACAAACAGTATATCGTTAGTCGAGGCATTGGAAACTAACTCAGGCGAAGTGATCGCCTTATCCCCGATGATGTTGGCCGAGTTAGCTTTCTGGATAATATCCGTACCAACACCCTCAAAGCGGTTGGTTGATTGTACCAGTATCCCTCGCAGAGTAGCCGGGCTAGTCCGTGCTGTGCTGGAGCCGACGATGCCATAGGTGCCGCCGTTGAAGATACAGTTACCAATGTTGGCTTGCACCGCGTCAGCCGCTAGAGTAATACACGGACCAGTGATTGTGTCAAAGATTTCCGCAATGAAGTTAAGTGGACCCTCGGCGTTCGATTGAAAGGCACCAATCGCTTGGTCTACATCATGATAGATATTCCCGATCAGGTTGATGTTTTTCGTCGCGGCCTGCCCGAGGGTGACACCATAGTCCTCGCCGCCTGTGACCCCCGCGCCATCCCAGAGGTTGAACGCAAGGTTCATGTCCTTGGAACTGCCGGTGCCGGTTGAACGGAAAAACTCGTCCGCCGGTCCCGCCGCCATGATCCCGATGTAGTTGTGCAGATACGGGACATAGTTGTTGATGATCTGCACGGCGCGATCAATGTTACGGCCAACCGAGAAAGTGAAAGCGATCCGGCGGGTGTTGTCCTCGCTGTGGAACATCGGCCCGGCCACGCCATCAACCACGTTAAAGCCAAACACGATATTCTCGTCGTCAGCCACGGGCACGTCGTTCTCATCACCCGAGACCGCAAAGGCCAGCCCGTCGCCACTGTCGCCCGACCGCTGGAAATTTTTGACGATGTTCCCGATGCCTGCGACGTTGCGGGTGTCACCGTCGAAACTCAGGGCCGTCTTGGCCGTGGTGGCCGACCCCTCCAACAGCATACCCGAGACAACACCATTCTCTGCCCAGCCGCCGGTGGATGCAGCGGGTTTGATCGTTACCGCGAAAGCCTCAGTCTGGACGAAACCGTCTTTAATCCTGAACCCATCTGAGGCGCCATTCATCAGAATAGCAAAGGCAGTGCCGGTATAGCTGACGTTGCGCGGGATCAGGGCCACGTCGTCCACATCACGGATACGATACATTGGAGCGCCGTCGCCTGAAATATCCAGCGTGACAGGGCTGCGAATATCCGGGTGCGACCGCGTAGTAGAGGCAATATTATAATTACGATCGGTCAGCGCAGCCAGCCAATCCAGCACCGGCACCGCCATATTGGTAGTACCTGGGGTTTCGTTCTCTCCATAGTGGTCCGGCCGCTTCTCCCCAGTCCCGTCATACACCGCGCGCAACCAGCGAGAAGTCCCGCCAAGGTCATGTGTCATGCTGGTGATCGGTCGCCACGTCCCATCGTTCTGGCTTTCCCATTGCGCTGAGCCGCCGGAATAGATAACCAGCTTACCACCCTCGCCGGTGATCTCGCCCACACCGACAGTTCCCGAGCCAACCAACAGCCGGTTAGTCGAGCCTTGCTTATAGAGCCGGAAGTCCCCTGCGTTGGAAACTACCTCTCCAGTCTCCGGATCAAATTCCAGGTCAATCGAAACCGCTCCAACCTGATAGCGATAGATCAGCGTACCGGAGAGTGCGTTTTCAATAACCACTGGCTCGATCGCCGGGCCGCGAAGATTAACTTCCCTCGGATTGGAGTTAACCAGAGTCGATCCCTCCAGCATTGCCGGGAAAAGGTCATGCGTCGGGAAAGGATCGGCCGCCCAGTTATAACCATTCTCCAAATCATCGACGTAGCCAACCGAGCCAAGTCCACTCATGCCCGTAACGAAACCGCCGGGGGGTTCTGTTTGATCAACCTCAGTCGCGTAGATACGCCAGTACGGCCCGGTCAGGACTGCACGATTATTATTCACATAGGTCGAGTCAACGCCACAAAGGAAACCAGTGTGGTCGTGGACAAGACCATTATCCAGATAATACCCATGCAAGAAGTTCCTGCGGGTGGCATAGCTGCGAACCAGTGTCGGGTTGTAGAATGGCGGCTGTCCAGCTGCAGAGTTGCTAAGCGTAACTGCCGCTTCATGGCGCTCACCCAGTGTAACCAACGACGCCCCGGTGAAATTAACTCCATCGCCCACGTCCGTTAGGCTAGTGGTAGCTACATAAGAAATAGTATCCACACTCGCCGCCGCCGTAGTAACAGCAGTCTGGTGCGTCGCCAAGAACGCGTGTCCAGGTGCAAGTCCGCCGACAGTAACTTGCGTAAGCTCAGGATGGAACAAATCCTCTTTCTTAAACCCTTCCACCACAGCCAGCAACTTCGCGGCATACACCGCAGCCGTATCCGCGCTATTTGCTTCCCCTTGCTGGACCAGGATAACGTCCGGGCAAAGCGTGTTCCGCCCAGGGATTGCTTGCGCCGCTGTGCGAATATCCGGGAACATATACTCCGTGAAGTCTGTCGATGCCGTCCAGCCATTTGCTGTGTTAATTCCAGGCTTGATGAAGTTCTCCAGTTCCGCACCGGCCTCCATCACAACCATGAAATAAACATCTCGACCAGTGGTTGTTTTGATCGCATTAGCCGCATGGAGTACTGGGCTATTAACCCAAGGATCAGAACCCTCGTTCAGCGGATATGTGCCAAACTCAGCTTCCGCCCAGGTATCACCGTGAGTATCATACCCACCGTTCCAGGAGTAAACTCCGGACTCAACTGTCTTCGATCCAGTCGTCGCGCTTGCGTCTGTCCCGCCGTTGCTCCCCGCAAGCATAACCATAAAGACAGGTTCCGACCCTGCAGAAAAGTTCGGATTGCCCATAGTCGGGTGGCCGGAATGCAGGTGGATGCCTACGCAATTTTCGGCAATCTGCACCGGGTCCATACAGTATAGGAAATTCTCCCCATAGACATGGAAGTCACCATCCTCACAAGACAGCCCGATCGCGGTGAAATTCGCTTGATCGGAGAACTCCGCATCAGATTGAATATACTCCCGCCCTTTCGGTCCATGCAGTTCCCAAGAGCCACTGGCCCCACGCACCCGCATACCCTTGCCTTTGAAGTGGAGACATTCAGGATTGTACGTCCGACCTCCATTCATCCCATAGAAGTCATAGCAAGCCGCAAACTTCGCACCGTCCAGAATACCGAACCGGGTAGTCCCGCCCAACCGAATAGTGAACATCGGGTTAGTATCAGAAAGATCGCCGCCCGTTACCGCTGTGATGTAACTTCCCGTGAAATCCAGGTGCCCGCCATCAACACGAGTCCCATCGCTATCCCGGTTAAACACTACTTTGTTCTGCAAAGTCGCTTGCGCGGAACAGATAAGCATAATATCCGTGTCAACAGCCTGCGCGTCTTTCCAAACGACCAGCCCATCCCAGACAGCTTGCAGCGCTGCCGAGACTTCCGCCCCGTGAATAACCCCACCCTGGGCTGCGTTGACAATACCATTATGAACCAGCACGGCTTGGAGATTCGATCCGGTCAGATTGATATAGTAAATCCCATCAGCAGTATACGTCCCTGCCGCGACGAGATAATACTCTGACCCACCTCCGTCGAAGATATTAGAGAAACCGACTGTACCAACCGTTTCCCCGGCCTCGAGATCATCGGCCAAAACCATCTGTGCAACGTTGTTAAACACATGCCGAGCCCCGGCAAGAAGTCCTGCCGCCGTAGCCGCACTGGCCGCCGCCGCTTCCGCATATCCTTGCGCTTGCGTAATGTCCGCCGCGTCAGGCCCATTGACAACCTGCTTACCATCGGTCCCCCACATGAGGGTCTTACCTGCTGTGCCCGCCAGTACCGGTCCAGCCTCTTGTCGCTTCTGGACCTTCAGCGAGCGTTCGCTTTCTTCCGTCAGGTCCTGCACCGCCATGGTAAGTTTGTCCCAGGCAGCTTCCGCTACTTCAGGATACCAACGTTGCTGATTGCGCAGGGAGGTTGTTTGGGTACGTTCTGTTACCCGAGTGATGTGAATGCGATAATCACTCGAAAGCGGGGTTACTCCATCGGTGTACGTAACAACACCTCCGGCGGCTACTCCATACCCAGACACTGAAAACGCACTCGCACTAAGCGCAGTGAATTCTTGCGTGGCTAGATTTTCCAACTCCACAAGAATGGAATTAGAATTAGGAATCTCAAACCCGTAAGGAAATTCCGTAGTAACCCCGTCACCGAGGTAGTTAACAGTCCGCGTGGTGGTTGTCTTGGTCATTGACCTCGGCGCTCCGGTATGTTGAAGGTTGAACTCACGGTATCTTCGAGCATGTCGAACAGTTGCCGCAAGTAAAACACGTTTTGATAAGCTGAGATAAGGCGAATGTCATGCACAGTAGATTGCGTTGGTTCCCCAATGCCTTGAGCGATCTTAGCGGTTTTTTCCGCCAGATCAACTGTCGGCCCGAACACGCTGCCCATGAGCGAAACCGGCCTGCGATTGGTCGTGCTTTCCCCGGAGAAAGTAACCGCATCTCCCAAGCCGGGAATTTTCTGCGCAGTCTCCCAAGGCATTTGAAGCACACCCAGGATGCCTGAACGAGAGATTGCCTCGTCCACCCATTTTCCAAAATCAGCATCATGCGCTTCATTCAGGCTCTCGCCACCTCGGGACACAGCCCAAGTATAGTATGAAAGCATCCCCATGGCAAGAGAAAGCATCATTCCCTGAGCCAGAGCCATATCGGGCTGTTGTGCGCCGCGTAGCAAAGTACGGTTGTTAGAGGCGAAGGTGAAACTGCGGAATTGTGATACAACCTGCCCGGCCATGTTAGCGTCTACCCAGTTGGGTTTGTCGATCCCTGGCGTAACGATCAAGTCGTTGACGATTTTATTCAGCGAAGCAGCGTAGGCTCGCTTAGCCGCAACGTCAGTCCAATCTTCTAGGTTCGGTAGGATAACCCCGTCGATCTCCGAGCCACCTTTCTCAGATGTAAGCTGGGCCAGTATTCTCCGCGCCATCGGTTCGTCAAGGCCAACTTCGGAAAGGAATTCAATCTCCTCAGGCTTAATTTTCCCGGCACCTAACGCACGCAGCACATGCGACATTTCCGCCATCATAATCCCAGATGCAATATGTTTCATCTCAGCTGTCCACCGATCGAACATAGCGACTAGGCCAGTCTTGTTTGCCAAGAAACCAATGCCCCGCTCGAGAGTTGATTTTCGGCTAGCGTAGTCGTCCGCCAAATCCAGCACCGCCTGTGTACGATTGTGCATAATTGGGTCCAGGCCAATGCCAATCCGTTTCGCCACATCACGGGTCATTTTAACTCGACGCATGTTAGTGATGAAAGGGAGATACCCATGGCGCAAAGTCTTACTGGCCCCAAAGCGCATGACCGGGCGGGATACGTCTGCAAGCGAACTAGGCAACACCGAGCCCATGAAACGGAATACGTTTACGTCCTTAGCTGCTCGGCCAAAACGATAGGCCAGTCCATTGGGATCATCGGGCAATCCTCGCTGGTGACGGATACGAGTCACCATAACTCGTAGATCGGTGTCCATCTCCTTTTGGTAATCGTAAGTATCCGCCAGTGCTTGCTTCTTTTCCTCTGCGGGCCAGGGGATGAACTCCTCCTTATCTGCATCAACCAGTGGCTGATTGCGAATAAACCTATTGTAGTTTTTCTTCGACTTCGGCCTAGTCTCTGCGGCCCCAAGCCGCTCCCGGAAATTGCGGAAGTCCAGTTCCAATTGATCGAAAACCTTACTCGCATTGACCGAGCCAAACCGTCGATACATCTCAATATCCGGCGCAATCTTGCGAGTGTATATCCGGCCAAGTCGTTCAATATCCGTCTCAAGGTACTTCGTCTTAATTGCCAGAGGCAGGTTCAACACCCGCGCCAACTCCGGCCCGCGCTTCCCGCCCAGGATTTCCATACCAGAAATAGGATTACTCATCCCCAGGATTTTCTCTTGAAGTTCCTGCGCTTGCTCTTGCCCGTACTCAGCGAAGTCCACGTTGTTGCGCGATGGAGTCCCTACCGCACCTTTCCGCCGCCAGCGCGTATCGAAGTCCTCCTCCCGCATGTTGATTTCCATATCGAGTTCTTTCAAATCGGCCTGCACTTTTTCAGGGTCAAGGTCTTCGATTTTATCTTTCAGCTTCTCCGCTCGAATAGCCCGCTTGGCATTCAAGTCTCGTACGCGGATGTTGTTCAAGTCCTGCACAGCTTTCACAATTGACTTAGCGTGCTCAAGGTCGAAGTTCTCCAAATCCTCAATTTGCCTAATCAGCCCTTCAGCCTTGGCGTCCGCTTCATCGCGCTTTCGGCTGAGCAAGCTAAACCGCTCATACGCATCAAACGCGGCTTGGCCTTCCAATGGTCCTTTCTTATACACACTCTGCATCAGCCGCTCTTGCGTAGACACTGACTTCATAGCCGCGCCAAGCTGCTTCCACAGTTTCTTAAACTCCGCATCGGTTTTATCGTCCATGCGGTTAAGTTTATCCCCCAGCTTAAGCCCAGCTTCCGTAACGCGAGCCAGTGCATTTTGGTCCTGGATATCCAGTTCCTCGATCTTCGCCTCGAGTTCCTCGATCTGGTCGGCCCGTTTGCCGACACTCTGGTTGAGGATTTTATTATACGACTTGAGAATTTTGGTTTCGGAAATCAGATCGGCCAGCTCATCGGAAACATTTTCCTTATGCTCCTTCTGTTCTAGTTTAATCTGTTCAAGAACTTCCTCATCATCAATCTTCTTCGCAGCACGTTGGGCGCGCTGAAGTTCCAATCCCCGCTCGTACCAATCATCATAGATCGGCGTCTCTCGAATTTCCCGCAGCCGATCCTCGTTTGCTTTGTACAACCGACGAGCCTCGGGCGCACTAGTCCCCATCAACGCGCGTTGGGTTTTGAGATTATTCTGCGTTTTGTTAAATCGTTCCCAGGCCTTATTGAACGAAGATTGCATTAGTTTCTGCGCGTTCTCACTCAGGTCTTTGATGAACTCATCTGAGTTGCCTTGGATTTTTTCTGGGTCAAAGACGTGGCTGATCCACTTATGTGCATCCGGGCCAAGATCACCCTCGGGATCAAATAAGCGGCGAGCATCTGGGTTAGTCTGGAGAAGATGTTCATAAGCCTCATCCGCATACGCACGAATTTTATCCGCGTAGGTTTCCCAAGCCTTAGCCGCTTTCATCACATGCGGATCGGGATGCTGTTCACCTGTATTCGCCACACGGAAAACTTCCCGGCTGAAATCCTCATTGGACAGCTTACCCTTGGGCAGTTTAGTAACAGCCGCTTTGATCCGCGCAATACCTGCCTTTTGCAATTTGCCTTCAGGAAGTTTATCGCCACTGATATGCCGAGCATAAGCATCGTCATACGCAAGGAGCAGGTCGGCGGTGAATGCTTCATACTCCTGCGTACGTGCCTCAATGTGCCCCTCCGGTGCGTGAGGAATAAAGTTAACATTGCCCTCGGTCAGCAACCCGGCATCCTGCATAGAAAGCGAGGCCGAACGAACAGCTGGGGAGAACTCTTGATTGGCAGTTCGCGTAGCTGGGTTAAGCCGGGCCAGAGTATCAACCAACCCCCTCGCGACAAAGTTACTTTTCTTCAGTCCCGTAGCATCCGGCCGAGTCCGCTTTGCGCCGATCGTACCATCAGCCTCTGCATACCGTACAGGCGGCACATCCAGGTTGTCGGCATCCATCACACGAATCTCGGTGCGGGAACCATTACCGGCGAGTGGTAGTATGGCTTGTTCGTCCGGTGAACGACCCATACCTACCTCGACCCGAACGCGCTCCGTTGGAGTCATGTGCCGGAATGCCGATCCAAGCAGGCCGCCCATTACAGTTCCAGCTGAAATAGCAAACGCGGTTTCCCCTGCCGTTCGGGTGTCTTGCGTGTTGTACAGAACAATCTCATCCAACGTCGCCGCAGTCCCCGCGAGAGCAAACGCCTGTGCAATTCCTCGAGCCCCCCGTGCCGGACCAAAGGCTGGAAGGAACATGGTCGGGGACAGTGTACCGGCAAGGATCGCCGCACCTAATCCACCAAGCCCTGCCGCAGCCAGAGTATCCCGATCTTTTTGTTCCTTCAGAATATTCCCACGAATGTGATTATACTCATCCTGGCTTCGAGCGCGCGCAAGGAGTTCGCCGTGGTTATAATAAACCTCATCGTTCTCCCCGGCCTTTGTCACATCGAAATCATCATCCGTCTCGAACAACGGTTGATCCAAATAGTCCCAGGTAGAGACTACAGGATTTTCTTGACGGAAGGCTGCGCCCAGGGTCTCGCCAATTCCTGGGCTTTCAGGAGCCCTTCCGCCCCTTCCATAAGGGTTAAACATTCCAGGCTGGTTGTCTGAGGTAATGGGCATTATTCGTTCCTATACTCACGGAGGGCGCGCAGTTCATCTTCAAAGATTTTCGGGTCTACGGTCTCTGATAGATTTTCCCGATCTGCCAATTTCTTTTTAAGTGCAGCGACTTTCCCGTCCAGATGCCTTTTGGTGAGATTGTAGTAATCTTCACTAACCCCATCGGCCTTGAACGCTTCGAGCATTTCCGCGTTCCGCGCTTCCAAATCGGAAATTTCTTGTTCCAAATTCTGCTTTGTCTTTTGAGGTACGATACGCTCTGGGTCATCAGTTCCGCTTCCAAGTTCTTGCATGGTTGACAGCAACGCATTGGCGCGATCGGATTGCGCGCCAGTTAAGCCAAGCCCGCCGGAAACCGAGTTAGAGATCAACGAACGAAGTTCACTCTTTGCCGCTCCGTATACCGCAGCCCGATCAACGTTGCGTTTAATCTCTGGAGTAACCTCTGCGTAGAAACGAATTGGATTACCATCCTCGCCTTGCATCATTTCAACTACAGTGTACCCATCAGGAGTCTCTACCTGCCGGGCAATGAGATAGCTTGCGTTCTGCATTCCATCTTTATTCTCAGCCTGCGCATACAGCGCCCCTTCCTTAATCGTCCGCGAGTCAGCGACCAATTGAAACTGATCCCCATCAGGAATGTTCAAATCTTCCCGTACTTGCTGGTCGATCCACTCATGGCTGTTGTTGATTTGAGGGTAGTATTTATTGATCGGATGTTTGGACAATCTGCGGCCGCCTCCAACTTCCGTCATACCCCATTGTGAGGCCGCCATATTTTTAGCATACTCCATCGCGCCATCTTGCGTCCCAGAGAGTATATAGCCTTCCACGAACAGCGTCCGCATATCCCGGCGCAGAATGGCAGCTTGGCCGGGCTCCAGCGGCATAGCGGGTTCACCGATAAACACACTCGGATCAAACGCGTTGGTTATTTCCTCGTCGTCAATATTATCATCGAAGAGGTCTTCCGCGTCCTCGCGCATATTGTTATAGGTTTGCCGCTTGGCTGGATCACGATACTCCGCCATCTTGGCCGCGACTTGTTCTTCAGTATACCACGGGCGAAGCGATGCCGCGAGGACTACCATCTTCTCTGCATCCTTAGAGATACCCGAGCTTCGTCCAATCGAATACGGATCATTCAGATACATATCGCCAAGAACATCAGCCGCGTACTTCCGCGCACCTGGATTACTGCCCAGGATCATGTCGCTAAGTTCACTTGCAGTATCCGATGGGATAAACCCTGCACGAGCGACTGTCGGGATCAAGGAGTTCCGGGCATAGTCCTCATCGAGATTGCGTACACTTTCCAGTCCGGATTTACCAATAAGCTGATTGAGCCCCTTGTTGTCCGATTGAGTGAGCAACCCGCCATTCGCCAAGATACCTGCAACCCGTTGGGCATCCGCAGTTTGATCCGCAGCCGCATTAACCACACGACGGAACCGCGTAATATCAGCTTCCGTTTGCAGTTTACCTTTTTCGATCAGTGCGGCTTCATCGCTAAGCTGATAATTACCCTGGCTTGCCGAAAACATTAGTTCTTCAACTTCAGCCTTGCGGGCGGCCTGCCGTTGTTTAAGTTCCTCTTCCTCAATCTTCAGCGACTGTGCTACACCGAGGGAGGACAGCTTCATCTTATCTTCATAGCTGAGAATGGCAAACCGTTCATCTTCCCAAAGGTTTGGCAATTCCGCTGCGCCGGTTCCACCACCACGAATGCCCTTAGCACCCATAACGATGTTGGCGAACTCATCCGGGTTCATATGCCGAAAGGCTTCCCAGCCGCCCTCAGCATCCGTCATGAGGCCCATCATTCCTTTAATGGCCTCACGATCTCCGCTTTGCAGCACTTGGTCAAACGTCCGCTCGCCCGGTCCTATGTTTTTGTTATAGACTTCCCGGGCCAGATAAATCGCTGCCCGGTCTTGACTTTCTGGGGAAAAGTCCGTAAGTCCGAGTTTCGCCGCAACTTGGTTCCAGGTTGTGAGGGTGAACATATAACGTCCGGCGGCTGAGCTATACCGTCCGTCTGGCCTTTTGACCATGACGCCAGGATGCTTAGAAAAATCGGTAAACTTAGCACCAGTAGCACTGCCATCATAACGCACATCGTAACCTGTACTTTCTCTACGCGAGATAGCGTTGAGCATACCTCGCTCATACGGGAGTAGTCCAGCCGCAACAACATCCGATCCATCTGCTTCTCGGACGGTCCCTTTGAGGTTCCGCGCAAGTTCCATCTCCTTCTGAAAGGTTGCCCGAGCGATGTACTGCTCAGCTTCGTATTTGAGTTGGTTCTTCTCCAGTTGCGGCAAGTCGCTATTGGCGATTAAGCGCCCGATGTTTTCATTAGCCTCGGCGGATGAAATCTCCCCATTGAGAATTTGTGCCGCATTCTCAGTAATGCGCCGAGTAGTCGTGGTGCGGAAATACTCATTCCCAGCTTTGTACTCGAAGTCGAACGCTGAGGTTACTTGGCCTTCGACATACCCCGCAGTCCGGCCGGAATATTCTTCCCGAGCACTTTCGGGCAGACTGCCAAGGAAGTCAGACCTGGACTTCTCCAGACGCTCTTTCGAGTTATTCGTAACCCCAATCCCATCAGCAGGTCCATCGCGAAGCAGCTGCGCCTGAGCCCGGTTCTCTTCCCCAACCCAACGTTGGTACAGTTCTTCCGCTTTGAACCGCTCGGTTTTATCCTGCCGCGCTTTGTAGTCTTTATTGATCTGGCTATTGACCGCAGCCACATCTTCGAAGGCACTCCCCACCGCACCAAGTGCCTGCGCAATCCCCGCGCCAAAAGCACCGGAGTTAATATCCGGCGTTTGCTTTGCGCGGTTGCTGATGCCCTCACGGAGCCGTACTTGACCGATTGCCATTAGGTAGCCTCCAAGGCTTTGTATTTATTGTACTTAGCTGCACCGGAGATCAGCGAACTTCCCGTGCCGAGAATGCCCGCGATACCTGCGTTGCGTTTTGCGGATCGTGAGCTAGCTGCGCTAGTCCGGTAATCTTGAGCGTCTTGTGCGTGTCGGGTAGCCAGTGCTTCACTTTCATAGATAGTAAACCCACGATCTCGGGCAGCCAATTCACGCATGGATTTCCGCTGCAATGCATAGCTGGTTCCACTAAGACCAGAGGCTGCTTGCTTGGCAACCAGTTCCCCGAGTTCCTGCGAGGCTTCGAAGTCCTGTTGCTGGGCTTTGATCTGGCCTTCCTGGATTGCGCGCTTGCGATTGTCCTCGGCAATGATTGCATTGTTCTCGGCAATCTTCGCTTCAGTGCTCGCAGCGTTCATACTAGCCACAGTGCCCATGAGGGTCGAAGCAATAGTAATCCCTGTGCCAATCACCGTAGCGGTAGAGGCGGACAGGCCTGCGATAAGTGGTACTGCAACTGCCATCAGTTTTTCCTACGGTAGATGGTATAGGTTTCCTGGATTTCCAGCGGAGTGAAACCAAAGAAAATTGCGAAGCGAATGTGCTCAGGATTGCTGTGGGCAATGTCCGCCTCAAGCCAAAGATAGTTCGGCCAAAGCTGTTGCCGGTCAAGCATACGCTTTGAGTCGGCTAGGAGTTTCCGGCCGATCTTAGCCCCGGTAAACGCAATCCAGACTTTCGCTTTATTCGACACCATACTCCCAGGCATTAAGCCAACCACAGCGACCAGTTCAAGCTGGTTAGTAAACACCATGAAATATTCCTTGGTAAGTTGTTGCAGCATAGGGAGGAACTTCTGTTCCTCTTCGCTGAACTGCAACTGCCCCCAGGCATAGTCCGCCATGTTTTCCGATCTTACAAATTTCATCCTGTGTCTCCTACATCCAGCTCGACCGTATAGCCGAGCACCGTGGCAGGTAGTGGGTAAACCTGCCTACCACAGATACGCTTATCTAACTCATAACTATCTTCCAGAAGAAGCTGGGAAAGGTCCGTGCGCAGGGCTGTAACAGCACCCCAAGCTTCTTCACTCCGATCGGGAAGTTCTTGCAATTTATCAAACGAGGTACCAAACGACATTCCGCGGCTGGCGTAGAGTCGCGGGAACATGGAGTATATCTTCGCCATCTTACCGGAGGATACCATTTGGGATGAGTTAACTGGAAGCGATTGGAAGTCACAGACATACTGCAACCCGACAAAGATTTTGGTAGCCGCGACGGGAAGGACAACCTGACCGTTTTCAACCACCATATTCAGGTACGCATCACCATCCGCGCACACGGAAACGGCCTCGCCCTCGAGGTGCCACAATCCGCCTACGACAGTTGTCGGCGTAGCTATGCACCATTGGCCCGCGTCGACTGGAGTGGGTATCATTGTATTATTCTGCGGCAGTACGTTGCTAGGCAAACGCAGCCAAGTACCCTCTACCTTAGCTGGACTAACCCGAGCAGTGATTTCAAACTTACCACCGGCGTAGTAGATAATATCTCCAACATGCTGGTTGGTGAAGAAATTCCCACCGGCGTTGATTACAGAAGTTTCCCCCTCGGTAATAGCTTCCCCTGCAATGTCTACAGTGCCCTCGGTCAGCGGATAGTTCAGACCACAGTCCACTCCCCAATAATTCTCCGCCAGATCATCTTGCCGCGCAGGCACACGTTCAATAAACTGCCGCCACTTGCCTTTCAGATAACGCTTAACCAGCTGGTATTTAACCGATACACCATATTCCTCAACGACTTCACAATCGCGAATATAGCCCTGGGTTTCATGCTGCGCCCAGGCGAATACCTCTTGCTCGCGTAGATAGGTAAGAGTAAGTTCCCGCCCATCCGAGCGCGGCATGTAGATAATATTAGCCGGAAGGCTGGTGGGCACGAAGCGAGAGATTTCCTTCCCCAGGCCGATCAAGTGCGAGCTAAGGATGGACAAATCCTCCAGCTTGAATGACTCGGTGTACTCCGTGTACAGCATGGCGTAGACCTTCTCACTATTCGCAGTTGAGAAAATCACATCCAGGTTATACGCAATCGGCGTCGTGTCGGAAACCGAGGCATAGACCTGAGGCTCCGCTACGGCGTTTGCGCCTGTTACGACTTTACCTGTTTCTGCTTTGAGCTGGGTAACGCCATCCGAGTTGAAAATGAGCAATCCACTCCGGAGCGCGATAGCGTGCTTGATCGGTTTAACGGCGATTGAGTCGATTGTGAACTCATACGGGTCCGCGGCTGTCGGTTGTGTGCTTCTGTCATAGTTGTTAAACGCTCGCGGGCGGCTCGCCCAGACGGTGTTAGGTTCATTTTCAGTCCCAAAGTAAAGTCCGCGCTCCTGAAAGGTCTTGAACAACTTAGGGTTAACGCCAGAGTCCGGCCCGATGCTAACGTCAAACGCGGCGTCGACGCCAGTACCTGTCGTCACTGTAACTGTGGCGGGGGAGGAGTACCCACTCCCTCCATTCACGATGCTCACGCCCACGATCACCCCGTCGTCTGAGACAATAGGATAACCATCAAAGCCCGTGCCCCCGCCACTAACCGAGATGGTATCGGACTTTTCATAGCCGCTGCCACCGTCGGTTATCTCGATATTTTCAATCTCTCCAGTCGCGAAGGGGTCCACGTGGACTGGAGGGGTTTTAGTAAAATCTGGTGTTATGTTGTTGTCGGTGAACTGCGCGCCATAGGCCGTGCCAATGTAGCCGACAGCCTCGCCTTTCGTGACCTCGGCTGTACCGGGGATGATAAGCGAGCGGTAAACGTGATAACGCACAGCTCGAGGTACCGGGTCCCAGGTAATCCGCATACTACCTTGGGTTACGGAATAGTTAACTGAGTCCTGGATCAGGACATATTCCGACCCAACAGACTCACCACCATTCGCGGTAATCGCAGTTACGACAAAGGCAATCCCGGCGTCTCCAGTTGAGGACGCGTCAAGTGTAACGTTCTCCGGTGGCGGCAGAGCTGTCCCAGAGGAAATTTCCACAAGGTTCCAATTAGTGGCTGAGATGAAGTTAAGCCGATAACGCGGGTACTCCAAGCTGCTGATACGAACTTGGTTCAGCGATTGTTCAAAGGAAAGCGTGTGAAGCTGACCACTTACGAAAGGCGTAGCCAGAGTGTACACCCGCGAGATTGTCCCCGTAGCTACACCGGACAAGTCCGCCCCAGTCACCATATCGTAGCCGGGCTCATTTAACTCGAACGTGTTTGTCGTAACATTCGAGACGCGAAACAACCGCCCCTCCATAAACTCCGCGTTGGTCATTGAGTTAACGTAAACCCAATCCTCTTCAGCAAACCCATGACCTGCGGCGGTTACAATCGCATCCCCACTCACGTCGTTGATGGTTACATTCAGGTCACCCTCGAGAGCGTACCCTCCGTTCTGGATAACCCGCATGTAGTTGTGGCCAAAGACGAGTAGGAAATCCTGCTCGGTTCCACGAAACCGAAACAACCTCCCCTGGCGAAGAGCCCCCTTGAAGCCGCCGACAAGCTGACTACCCTGGCGCGAACTAATCCCACCGCGAGGATCGACGAAGAAGTTCCGACACAACCCCAGGCCAATGTCGAATTTATTCAAGTCACTTCGCTGAGCGTAGAACTCCGACACTTCCCCTGCGCTGAATGCGTAGTGGATTTTATCTTCTTGTGCCATTAGGCAGTTTCCACATTGAGGTTCTGGAAGGTATAAAAATGTTTATGTGAGTCCGTGCGGTTTGAATATCCTCGGGCGACAATTTCTTCTGGCAGTTTTTCATTAAACGCATCACTTGCATTCGCGGCAAAGTCCTGCGCCATGCCAATAAGGTCGTAGGCATCCTGGGCGAGCCGATCGCGCTGCCCCAGCTTCGCATTTATCTTCGGGGAAATCTTAAAGGCTAGGAGACTTGCGACAGCCTCAACCAGTCCCTCTTCCCAGTATTCTACATTCTCCTGATCCTGGACATAGCGCAGGATTGCGTTTTCCTCATTCGCCATAATCGCAGGGGCGCCATTGTGCAGCGCCATTTCAAAACGATTGTAGGAAAACAGGTGGAAGGGATTAAGCATATTCGGAGGTGCGCCATACGCAAAACGCCAGCCGGGCCCGGGCGCGCTCGAGGTCCACCGTTGACCAAAATCCCGTTCAGACAGGACCGCCAAGTCCGCCCAATTCAGCGCACATCCCCAAGGAGCCCGCTTGATGACACTCCGCCGCACAGTATCGTACCACACCCGGCAGACATTTGCTTGCACAGTAGTTTCATCCTCCGCTGCGATGAACGAAGAATTCCCACACAGCCCAACGGCCATATTCCAAATATCAACTTTAGAGGTAGCCATCTCACTCTCCTGAAAAGGGAGGACCGAAGCCCTCCCCTTATTGCTTAACCGAGAAACTTAGCGGACTGAGGTGCCTGTCCCTCAGCAAACTTAATTTCCTCTCCAGCCGGGTGGCGAATGCGGCCATCCCAATAGCTGGCAGTCAAGCGATACTTACCCATCGGTCGCTCTCGTTTGGAAGGAGGGAGTGGTTTACCCTGCATGGCCAACTTGAGCATACGCGTGAGATCAGCGTTCTCTTGTTCCAGCTTGGCAATCCGCGCCTCTTGTTCATCCCGAATTTCGGCCGACTTCGAGATAGCAGGATCACCCCCTTCCTTAGCGCCCGCAGCTTTGTCGATTTGCTCCAAGGCTTTTTCAGCGGTGGTTTTCTGTTCCGCCGCGTTGAGCTCAGCGTTGGTGGAGGCCTCTGTGGCCTCCTCCTTCTTCTCCGCCACTTTGGCTACTTGCTTCTCAGCCATGGCTTACACCCCGTCATATTCAGGATAGTGCTTATTCGCCTGCACCGTCGGAGTGAAGAAGGCGTCAATCGCGCCTGCGGAAAACGCCTGAACGCCGGTAACTTGGACCAAGCCAAGATAGCGTTCATACGGTTGGCTTCCCTCGAGGGGAATTTTCACCGCACACAGGCGGGTGCCTGCAGGCATATCGCTGGAAACAAAAGTGCCAGTGACATGGTGGACTGTGTAGGTATCCGGGTCGATCGTGTCCGTCGAGTCCGACACCAGCTTGATCTGCAATGTTGCAGTATCATTCGCTGAGTCCGTCGCCGTGACAACCTGAACCACGAAGTAGAGCTCCGTCAGGTTACCAATGTCCCGCGCCACATCGAGGTCGATAACGTTGCCAATGACATAGTTATCGGCCCCGCCGGTATTCAGCGCGGTGCCTTTCGCCAGCATAGTGATTTCTTCGGTAAGCATATTAAACCTCCTTACACCACACGAGCTTCATCGACCTGGAGCGTATCAACACGCCGGATCGGGATTTCATCGAACGAGACAACTCGCTTACCACCAAGCATATCAGTTGTCAAGGTCGAATTGGTAACGCCAGCCGAAACTTGCTGACGCAGTTTGGTACGAATTTTGCGATCCATGTAGAAAGCAAAACGCGCGTTGCCGAGGGACGGAACCCGTTCGGTGGCCTCGAACAACAGGTCGGGGATATTGGCCCCGGTGGAAGCATCTTTGGACAAGAGGCTCCGGTCGATGTTGGCGATACGGACAACATAACGCCAGTCACGCAGGGACAAACCAAAGTCCCAGCGATAGTGCGTCCGGTACATCTCGGCCATGCCGCCTGAGCCGTCGATGTTTTCCTTAGTAACGTTGCCTTTGTCCTCCATCTGCAGACCCGCTTTGGAGCCTTTGGGATAGAAGCCGTGGATGGAGTTCGGGCCCCAGCCAATCAGCCAAATCGAACCATTGTCCGTTCCGGTACCACCTGCATCAATGATGTTATCGGCGTTGTCTGCGGACAGGTCATTGAAGCGGGGGTTGAGCCCCATGAACTTTTCGGTCTCGATCGAGTCGTCCGCAGTAAAGAGGGAAGTCGCCATTTCCTGCGACATGCCCTCAATAAAGGCACGATCTTCCTGCAGTCGGAAAGCCGCCGCATTGCCATTGAGATCGGCCAGCGCCTTATCAATTTCCGCATAGCTTTCCATCATACCAGCCGAGTCCGTGATGGTCACACGGGTCGATTTCTTCGGCTGGACACCGCCATAGTAGCGCCGCCAAGTCGGAGCCGGAATACCAGCTCGGATGGTCGTTTTATTGCCGGTAGCGAGGTTGCCCTCCATCACTACCATATCGTCGAGAATCTCATTTGTCTCGTTGAGAATCTCGACAATATCCGCGATGTTGCCATCGGGATCAGTGGCGTTTGCTACGTCGAGTAGCGTCGGCCACTTGCTTTCGAGAGTTGCCATTAGTTCTTAGTCCTTTGCCATAGAAGGGTACATGCGGACTGAAAGATCCGCTTTTTCCTGCGCGGGGCTTCCCGGCACAGGGGGTTGTTCGAGGAACGGTTTCACCAGCTTGGACATTAGCTGGATCAAGGCAGGATGATCTCCGGCTCCGGTCACGTCAAGGGCTTCAAACGCCTCTTGTTTCGCACCGGCAGCTTCCAACCCGGTCTTGATGTTGGCGAGAGTTTCCTCAAGTTTATCTCCGCCGATTTCTGGTAATGCTTTTGCTTGCTCTTGCCACTGGCCGCGAAGGTCAACCCAAGCCTGGGCGTTTTGTTCGGCAGCCGCAGTAAGTGCATCGCTTTGCATGGTGAGGAGCTGGTTGACCATATCAGCCTTCGACAGCTCATTGTTGTTGAGGATGCCAAGGAAAGACTCTTGGTGTTCCTCGGGGATGGCGAGGCCCTCGGGCAAGGTAATCGACTCCATTGTGAGCGGCTCGGGCTCAGCAGGAGGATCGGCCGGAGGGTCTTTAGGCTCGGCAGGATCGGCAGGGGGATCGGCGGGGTCAGCTGGTGGATTTGGGTCAGCGGGAGGATCACCTGCGGGCGGTGTAACAGGCGGAGTATCTCCGGCCGGATCATCTGGCGACCAGCAAATTCGGGGCATAGAGAAGATAGTCAGGTTCATGATAAGGCTCCGTTGTGGGTACATTAAGATTAGTGAGTTTAGTCTTTTCTGTCAATCGGATCGGGGGTTGGTATGGCTCGTTTCCACGGTGAACAAACCATACCAGTCTTGCTAAACAGCAGGTTCAACAGCCCCTTTGGAGGGTGTTGCGCCTCTATCTGCCATAAAGAAATCAGTCGGACTGGTCCGGCCTGTGGTTGCGCCGCCAATCGCCGGAGAGCCTGTTGTCGGGCGCGGGATTGGAACGTCAGCACCATTGGCATAGGTGGCGTCTATCGCGGGCGTCAGGGACTTCCGATCAAGCCGGAAGGCAATGCGCTGGTTGATGGGCCAGGACATGCCGCTGGTGTTTGTGATGACGATGTTGGTAGCGTCCGAGAAATCGACAGAGAAATCGCCAAGCTGGGAATAATGGCGATACCGCTTGGCTGAGGCTGTATCATCGAAGATGTAAAGCTGGTGGTCGGTGTCGGTCGCCTCGATAGCTTGCCAATATGCCTGATCGGTCGCACCGCCGAGTGATGTTCCATCTCGCAAGTCTTGGTTTGTATCAACGTATGCGATGGGGTAAGTCGCCCCGTTGACGATTTCCGAAGACATCACAATGTCGAGGGCTTCGAACCCCTTCTTCGTCCCGTTGTAGGTCGCGTCAACGCCGGAGAAATTCGTGGCGATATTGATCGGCGCAAAGTCGGTCGCCGTTATGTCACCGCTGGGCTTGTGAACGACGTTGTTTTCCACGTTGTCATCCATATTGGTGAAGTAGTCGTTGAGGTTCTCGGCAATCGTGTAGGTCTTGTTCACGCCATCATTGGATGCATCGAACAGGCTCAGGTAGGTGTTGCCGTAGATGCAGATCGGGTCGGCCTCGTTGCCAGCAACAACTTTGCTGTCTGCGGTGAACAGATAAGCGGCACCGCCCCAAGTTGGAACGTCACGCGGTGCGTTCAGGTCAACTGCGATATTGTCGCGAACGGTCACGCCCGACCGCTGACAATATAGGTGCAACGAGGTCTTGCCGGTGCCAACCGTCAAGCACTTCTCGATCACAACGTTTACCGGAACAGCCTCCCCATCAGACGAACGACGCATGTGGATGATTTCCCAGCCGCCAATGAAGGTGTTACGAGAGACGTGCGCTACTTGCGTTGGTGTTTGGTCTGCACTCGGGAACAGGCGCAGGCAAGCTTGGTCGTTGCCATCCCAGCCGCCCCGGCTGAACAGGTCGTTCATCTGGACAATGACATGCAAGCCATAGGGAATGCGGATCGGGCCGTGGTTCGTGGCCGTGCCGTCCTGATCGCCGTGGTTCGGGGTGTTCGGTTTTTGGTGGAAGTAATTCCCGATGAACGCAAACCGAGTGTTAGGGGAGCATCCGAAATGCCCGTAGTCACGCCATCCATCAACCTCACAGTCGGCAATCATAAAGCGAACCGGAACGGTCACAACACCAGTAGAGTTGCCCGCCGAGAAACCGTAGCCGGTGCCCTCTGTTTCAATGTCGTGGAACAGACAGAACCCTTCGTCGCCCTTCCATTCGCTCATGGATAGAGCCGCGCCACAGTTGCCTATCCCATGCCAAGTTTCCGGGTTGTAATTGGACTCGAAACGAAGGCCGGTTACAGTGCGCCAGCCAATCGAGTTTTTCGGCTGCTTCACATCAAAGAGGCTGTTTCGCGCGTCTCGAGTGCTGTCCGTACCGGCGGCAATGATCGGCTTGGAGCCGCCCGGCCCGCTGCCATAGCCCGAAATGCGAACGATGGTGTTTGTGTGCTGGAAGAAGATTTTTTCGCGTCCGGTGTCGGTTCCGCCCGGAGCCACGCCAGACATGCTGTGTTCGACCCCATTGCGCAGGCAAAGCCATGTCGGGTTGGTGCCAAACGAAGTTAGCGCCGCCTCAAGTTCAATCAGCGTCGTATATTTAGTGGACGCAGCCGGAACACCCGCCCACACGCCGTCAGGATCGACATAGATGCGGTCGGCCTCGGGGAAATAATCCTCGGGGTCTTGCACAGTGATGGTGCTGGTGCTGGCCGTGGCGGTGTTTCCGAGCCGGTCAGTCACCACCAGATCAATCACGTAATCGCCCGCTGCTGGCAGCAGAAACGCCACCTCGCGCCCGAACATCTTGTTGGGATTGTTGTGTTCGGAAATCAGGCTCTGAGGCTTGGCCCAAGCGGACAACGGCTCTCCGTTGATCGTCCACTCGTGGTAATACTCGTGGTGGGCACCATCATAGACTGCGCCTGTCTGTTCATACGACGCCAGCCCGTCATGATCCACGGCCCGCAACCAGACCTGAGCCGGGGCGACGATAGCCGAGGGCGTCTCCGTCTCGATGGAAACGGTGCCCTCGCCGGTCGGCGTGTTTTCGCAGGTGAAGGAAAGATCAAACATGATTATGCCGCCTTGATTTCCATGGAACGCCGACCCCAACGAGCTGTGTTGGGCGTCCAAGATGCATCGTGTCCGACCGACGTGCTGGACGATGCAACGCTCTCGTAGAACGCCACCGACTGGCCGTAGCCAGCGCCGAGCGAATGCTGGGTGATTTCAGTGACCGACCCGCCCGTGTCCGTTGATGGGGTGAAGGTTTGAACCGCTGATGTGTTGAACAAGTGGACGCTGGTGAGAACAACCGAATTTGCAGCACTCGTTGTGATCGAATATGCAAGCGTGGTGTCGCTTTGAAAGGACAAGGTTGCGTCTGGGCTGGCCGCCACAACAGGGGTCGTCTGATCGACGCCGGTCCATTCAACAATCGTCACATGCGGATAGGCGACGTTCTGATCGAACGTGATGCTGATGGTGTTAGCCCCAGCCGGTATGTCCGCCTCTTTGATGTAGAACATCTGAACCTTAGCGATGCCGCCTGTCGTACTGCCAAGCGAACCTGCCAGCGTAAACGCCTGCGCACCCATGCTAGGGGTGGCGGTAGTAGCAGCCGGTGTTAGCTGGCCGTAATCCACAATCGCTGTAATGAGCCTGTTCGACCCAGCCGCCGCCGTGAACGAAACGCCGGAACCGCCAGTCGAAGTCGCACTGGTGGATTCATATGCGCTGACAGGCGTGCCATTGACTTGCGGGCCTGCCGCCGCCGCTGTTACCGTTACATCGGCCAGGGTCAGGTACGTCTTGTTGCCGAACGTGTCCTTGTAGAAGATGGTCGGCTGGTGCACGCCCGCCGCCACGCTGGTAAACTGTCCGCTTTCCTCGACGGACGCGCTGGCAGTGCCGGTGGTGGTGGCCGTCGATCCGGTCCCGCTTTCGATTTCAGCGTCTGACGGTTCCGTGCCATCAGGCCAGTAGCTGACGCGCCAGCCGGTGACTGCATCGCTGTCCTCGTCAGCCGTGAACGCCCAGTCGATAACCGCCGTGCCGCCCGTTACAGTGGGCGTGCCGAGGTCTGCCGGGGTGGTGTCAACGGTGAAGGCGTCAGACGCACCCACATTCGACAGCGCGCCGTTGTCGATCACCACGTAGATCTTGTACGAGCCGTTCGGAATGCCGGATACCAGCGTGTCGCTGAACGGACCGGGCCAAACATCGTTGCCGCTTTCGGTCGGGCTGCCGCCGCCGTTGGCCTGCCCTGCCCGCACTTCGGACGCGCTCGGGGCGCTATCGGCGGCGGGCACGATCACCCAATATACGCCGTCGCCGTTTTCCGCGCCTGTGGCCGCAACGGTGAGGGGTTGCGCCGATCCGGTCCACGTCCCTGCGGTAACGTTATCCACCACTACCGGGTCTGGTGAAGGTGTTCCGGGAGTGTAGTCTATATCCTCATAGAATAGACTCTTCCGAAAAAATAAAGGCTGGTTCATCAGGCGTGGTCCACAATGAAGAAGGCATAAGAGGTGCCTTTCGGTTTTGCCCACACGCGATCAGCGCCTGACAGATTTGTCAGGTCTGACATATCCCGGTTGATCGGCCCATCGCCGGTTCGGCTGAGGAAACCCATATCTGTTGTTGGAGCTGTTGCGTCGGTGGTGTATCGCACCCAGGCATCCGGCCCAATGCACTGGAACGTAATTGCACTGACGTCTCCGTTGGTAAGCTGCGTCCACTCACCGGGAGGGCAAGATACTACTTCTTGATTACGCGCCATCTTCTAAATCCTTCTGAGGTTCGTTGGTGGTTTGTTGGCACCAGTTTAGGTAAAGTTCCGCGAAAAGGGTTGGGTCGTGATCTTCGAGGTTTTGTTTGATGATTAGTGCCAGATCGCGTTGGCCCTCGAAACGGTCTCGGAGATCGGAAGCGCCTGGGGCAGCCGCGAACAATCCCGAGATGTTGAAGATTTCCTGGAAGAAAAACTGCAGGTTCGCGTCCTTACGAATTGCGGCGCAGACACTGGCGAACTTATTCTTAGTCTCTTTATCCATGGGTTATCCTAACAGGGCTGACACGGCGTTCTGCCCACCGCCAACATCGACGTTACCAGCAGCCTGCGCGGCCCCTGCAAGGTCTTTGGATACAGCGGCCGACTGTGCAAGGCGTTGGTTTTCCTCGTCCGCGGCCACAGCTTCTGCGACTTCCTCAGGGGAGTTAAGCCCCTTGGGTTTGATGCCAATGCCCTCGGCATATTGACGGATGAGCTCTTCCACATTCGGCACACGCTGCGCGGAGGGGAATGCGGCAGACACCTGGCCAACCAGTGCGAAGAACCGTTCGATCGGCACAGTGCCAACTGCGCGCTGAGCGTCGCTAAGTACAGATACATACTGTACCTCAATCGAACGCCCGTCGAGACTTTCCGGCGGGTCAGGGAAAATCCCCTTACGCTGGGCAATGGCGAACACGCGTTTGAGGGATGGATCGAGCCCCTCGTTCTCAAACCGCTCGAGCACCGGACCGAGGTGGACAAGTTTCTCTTCCCGCCGCGCGTCGATCTCGGTTGCGGAGCGTACGGTTTCCAGATTGGAAATCATATTGAAGAGATTGTTGTGGCAGGTTTCCCGAATACGGGACTGCAAGGTTTCGATATGTGCGCGTTCTTCCTGGAATGGGAAATCCATATCGTAGGCTTTCTTCGCCCCGAAGTTGGAGTTCATCGCGCTGGCGTAGGTTATGCCACCGGTGTGCAGGGCAGTGGGTCGATTGCGAAGTTGCTGGTCTACGATGAGCGCAGGGTCCAGGGCTTTCTTACGAGCTTTGGCTAGGTCGAGCTGAGCGAACTGAAGTTCAATCGCATCACCCAGGGCGTCCATTGCGGGCGAGGTTCCATACGCGTCGCCGGAATGCAGTTCCCAGCGCGGTACAACTAAGTTCCACTCATAGAGGGGATACACGGACAGGACGTTTCCGTCATTAGCGGCCTCGAGCCAATAGACCTCGCGGAACTTCGCGTTGGTTTTCAGCACACGATCGGTTGGATCGTTCTCCTCGATCAGATGGACTACAACGTGAGTATGCAGGCGCTTGTCGTCGCCCGCTTTATAGTCGCGAAGCATTTGCTCGGTTACATTGTCCTCACCAAATTTCTTAACGATCTGCTCGAGGGTCATTGACACCTTGCGCATAAGCCGATTGACTCGACCGTCGTGACCTTGGGAAATGTAGAACTCGCCAAGGGCGTAGTTGTAACAGCGGATAATGTCGTTGAAATCCTCATAGATCGCCATTGCAGCGGTGCCGAAGGTACACCACTCAAGGTAGAGGATCGCCATCGAGTTGTAGAAATTACTCTCGGCCAGGATGAGCATCATAATGCGCTCGACCTCGGTGAGATAGATTTTCACATCTTGCGAAGTGTTGTTCTCATCGAAGCCGGGAATACGCAGCCGGAACCACGGACGGGCCGGGGAGGTTACCCCGTTCATCATGCCACTGGCAAGAGTGCGTACCGCGAGCGTGGTGGTGGAGTTGAGGAGTTTCCGGTTCCGGGAGATCGCAGCGGTTGAGGACTCTTTCTTCGTCGCCAGATACGGGTAGCGCCGGGGCAGGAAATAATCCGCCACCTCACGCCAGTGGGTGAACCAAGGAGCGCGTATTTTGTGCAGCTCCATCATGGTTCGCTTCATGCCCTTGTGGGCGGGGGCTGGGATTTTCATTGAGTGCGCCCCAGGAGGCTCGGCCGCCCTGTGCGGATATTCGCTTGGCCGGTGATGGGCGCGAACTGCGGGCGGGCGGAGATGTTCGGAGTCGAGTTCGTTGTGCCCCGAGACATGTAGCTTGCCTGTGTCGGCGCATTGGCCGCAGGGACCGGATCGGGTACATTAGGCTTACGCATTGGCGAAATCTTTCTCGTCGTATGGATTGGGGGATGAGTAGTTGTTGTTGGCGGCGGCTAGTTCAGCTGGAAGGAGATCGTCCAGCCACGCGAACGCGAGGGTACAGGCGAGTGCATCGGTGGCGTCTGGGGAGGTTATGCCTCGACGGCGCATGTCCTTCTTGGACTCCAGCTGGATCACGTCCTCTTTCGCAATGGTGAAGGTCGGGCCAGACATTTCAGTTGGAAGGCTATCTTCCAGCATGGGAACTTCGTCTGGGATGCAGCCGTGATGGAGCCAGGTGCGTATCGCGCCGTAGATCGCTGAACGTTTGTTGAAGTATCTGATACGCGCTTCCGCCTGGCCATAGCATTGCTGGTCGTCCGGGCTGCCGAAGGATACCTCATATACAGGAAGATCGGCGGCAAGGAGATTGTCGTAGATAGCCGCGCCAAACGAGCCCGTGTCGATACAAATCGCACTTGCGCCTAGCTCATGGAAGGCCCGAACTATCTCCGCGGTAAGTTGTAGCGTGTTGATGTTCTGGAACACGCGCGGGCGGAGAGTGCGAGCATCTCGGCCTTTCCTCGGGAAGATAACTGACTTGTTGTCACCGAACCGGGCGCAGTCGACTCCAAGGATGATCGGCGCAGAATTATGTTCCGGCACCGGGCGCTTAGTCGCCTCGAGCGCAAGTTCATAAGAAATGAAGCTCGCAGCGTCGATGCGGGGAAAGACACCTCGAACACGTACGCGAACAAAGTCATGATCCTCGCCATAGTCCTCGATCCAGGTTGCGATTTGGGATTTGTTTGTGAAGGAGACTTCGCGCGAGTCAATCGCACGGGACTTCCAACGTTTCTCGAACCGCCCGCCTGGGAAGCACTCACGAAACCGCCCGGAGGATTTCGTCGGGTTCCCGAAGCACACCCAGAAGATTTGAGTATTCTTATCGGTCAGCGCACCCTCGGTTGTTTCCCAGATGAGATCATGGATGGCCGAGGCCTCGTCGAACACAACAATGATCCGCTTGCCCTGGTTGTGCAAACCGGCGAAGGCTTCCATGTTTTTCTCAGACCACGGCACCATGTCAATGCGCCAGGTCTTTTCATGGTCCGGGTCAGCTGAGAACAACGCGGTGGCAGTCATTTTGAACAGCCGCTTGCCGATAAACAGGCGATGCCACTTGGCGACCTCGGCCCAGGTCTTGGTCTTGAGCTGATTCTCGGTGTTGGCGGTGACGACGCCCTTGGTGTCCTCGAAGGTGGAGATTGCCCAAAGGATAATCCAAGCCACACAGGCGGACTTGCCGATACCGTGGCCGGAGCAACGGGATAGCTGGATTGGGTCGGCTTCAGCATCTTCATTGAATGCCATTGCAGCGGCGATAGCTTCATCAACGGCTATTGCGCCTTCAGAGAGTTGCGTTAGCAACTCCGCCTGCCACTCTTCCGGCCCAGTGTACTTTTCCAGATCGCCCGGCTCGCCCCAGGGAAATGCCCAATGGACCCAGCCGAGGGCATCGTTGCCATACCCGGCCAGGTCAACTAGGAGTTCTTCCTCCGGGGTGAGGGATTCGGCAGTTAGGCTCAACCTTCGTCCTCCGGAGTAATGTCGATCATGCGAGACTCTTTCATCGCGTCGGCCTTAGCCTGCAACGCCCGCTTGCGAGATGCCGCGAGTTTATCTGCCAGTCCGATGTTGACATTTACGTTCGTGGAAGTCTGCGGGCCATAGCCGGAGCGATCCAGTGCCATCTTGGAAACTTCCAGCAACTGCCCGACGGAGAATTCTTCCGGTTCATTCGTCAGCCGCTCGGTGATTTCATCGACAGCATCCTCGCCTAGCCCTGCAATCTTCTCGTGCAAGTCCAGATACTTATCATCCACCTTCTCTTGATAGAAAGTCACCAGGTCTTTGAAACTCGGGTCCGCCTTGAGAATCGAGATATGCGAGTTCGTATACCCGCACATGATGCTCGCATCACCTTCGGAAACTCCATCCGCCAGCATCTTCGCCAACTGGTGATGCCGGTTCCGCAACTTCTTCAACGGCTTTGGCTTAGTCGCAGTTTCAACCTGGAGCGACTCCAAGTCCTCCAGTTCCAGTTCCCTTGTCTCGCCAACCACAATCGGCTTCTGTGCCCGGCCAACCGTCCGCAGGTCTAGGTCTAAATCGTGCACGCTAACCATCTCGAGCCATATCTCGCATTACCTTATCCCAGCCTAGTGGAAAACTGCGCGGCTGTCAACGCGGGTAAAGGTAAGGTATGGGTCGTTCACGCGGTGAACAATATGGGCCCATATGAGTCTGGTGGGAACAGAATGTTGGAAGGGCTCCCCCCGCGCGCGAGGGCCGGGGTGCCGTCGAAGGTGGGGTGCCTGGATTGCGCGAGAAGGGGGTGGGGGTCGGAAATTTCGTGCCAGTTTCTGTAACATTTCGTGATGAAAGAAAAGCAAAATACATGCGAGCCACTCGCAACTAGGCATTGACAAGGCGAGTCTTGGCGCTAATCTACGTGACACCGGCACCGGGTCGGACGCGCTAGCTATGGGAGAGACACAATGGCATATGAATACAAAATCAACGTTGCTTCACCGAACGGAAAAACCTTTGACGGTAAGCCCGCATTCAAATTCTTTTTCCGCACGGAACCTGTTGACCAATTGATAGAAGCAACCCAAATCGCAACTAGCTTGCGCAATGCGTTTCCGGGGTATTCTGTCACAATCATTTCACGGAGTCGTATTTCGGAAACGATAGATTTTTAAGGATTATATCGGACAAGGCATTGGCAACAGTGCCTTGCGCGATGCAATCCCGCATCACAATGGAGAGTCAAAATGGCAATGAATATTACATACAAAGGGTCTCGCGAAGAGATGGATATGGCGGCAATTCAGGATTGTGAAAACTGGTTTGGCGAGGAACAATTCGCTCTTTTGGCAGACGCTATCCAAAGGTGTGAAACGCCGGGCGATGTACAAGGCATCAATATGTCAATGGCGTTTAGCGGTGTCTCGGGGAAACCTTTCCATGCCATGCTGCGGAAATATAATCTTACCGCATATCGCGCGTGGATGCACGATGGACCTGACGCGGTAAGAACCGATGCACAAGGTTTTGCTTTGGGATAATACCAGCCTAGGCATTAGCGATAGTGCCTAGCGTGGTGCAATCCCGCACCGATTAGGAGAGTCAAAATGCAAATCAACATCCTTGATAAGTACGAAGTGAAGCGCAACGGGGCGACTGTGGTTTTGGAACCTGCCAAGCTGGACGAAAAGCTCATGGCGGCAATCGTCGCCCATGGAGTCGCGGCAAAGATCGGCGACGCGGCGGCAAGCGCAACAACGGTCGCGGGGGAAAGCCATTTCGGGCGGCCAAAGAAACAGGTGAACAAGGCCGAATGGGACGCGTGGAAAGATAGCAAGAAAGGCATTGAGGCAATCGTTGCGCTGTCCGAGTCCGCCATGCAAGGGGTACTTGACGCCCTGTACGAAGGCAATTGGACGCAACGCGGCACGGGTATCACGCGGGCAAGCCTGCCGGATGATATGGCGCTTGCGGTCAAGAACGCCAAGGCCGATCTGACAATCCTGTTCAAGAAAGTGACTGGATTGGTCAAGCAATCCGACATGGCCGAACATGAAAAGGTAGCGCCATTCTTTGAAACCAAAGGGGACACGCTTGTCTGGAACGAAGAGAACGTAATTGCTTGGATGGACAAGCAACGCGACGCGGGCAAGCGGGATTACCTTGCCGAGGCACAAGCATTGCTTGCGGGTGAAAAGGACGAGATCGCAGACGAATTGGATTTGTGACAATCTGGAACCATACATCATGGCGGGGGGCATTTCGGTGCCCCCTTTTCGTTTGCAATCGCCACACGCGCGCCACGGGCCGCCACAGCGCACAATCCCCCTTGCCGGGTATTATCCCCCATGCAATCAACTCGCCCCCTTGGCGGGGCTTATATCGCCCGTGCGCACATTGCCATTCAATCCCGCTGTGTTCCAGTTTATCCCGGTAAAAGGCATTCAAGGTAATTCCGGTGATAAATGCGTTTTGGGGGTATATGTGCTTTTGGTATGGGCCGAGCCCCGTCCTTTCTTCGTTCCTTCCGAGTCTTTTTCTTTCTTCTTTTTTTATACAGTTTTTTTTTTTTTTAGAACAAATTTCAGAAAAGGGGACCAAGGGGAGCTGGCTCCAGTGGGGGGAGCCATACCTAGACGTACATGGGGGGGAAAAC